AGTTTCTCCCGTTTCATTGAAGAAAAGTTAAACCTTTATCAGCCTAGATCAATTACCACATGTCACTAAGCTGGGTTCCGTCCGGTACGTAAAGCGGATGTCTTGGCTCTCCACCCTCATTCATAGCCAAACATTTGATATTGTGCCCACGGAACCTTTCTCTGAACTGAGCACTTCGATCAAGATAGGAACCAAAGTTTCCCCAGGCCGCCACGACAATATCTGCCGACTTAATCAGTTTGTCCAAATACTGGTCGTTTTCTGGTCCCACTGGATCCGCGGCCTTTATAAGATCATTTCGATTTTTTGATCTGAAGGCAAAAAGGTTTCCAACTAGAAGCCGGCCGGCGCCAAATTGACGGGCAAAATTGATCATACGGCGTACTGTCGCATCATCTTCTACAGCGTCGGCAGTAGACGGATTAAGACAGACAAAAAGAACAGTCGGTTTTTCTTCGTCCCATGTGCGTTCTAGGGAGTAACGGTACAGACCGTCCGGTGAAATTTCAGCAGATTTTTTAATCTCCGACATTGCTCCTCCTTCTTGGTTATTGGCTACTGTAGCGCTTTTCTACAGTATTCAATAGGTCCTCGAACCTCTTGCAGTAATCGTCGACATTCTGCTCCCAACTCAAGACATCGAACTGTGTCTCGATCGGCAGCGCTCTTGGCTCTTTTTTCAAGACTGGCGATGCGGGTGCGCAGGCGCTCAGAGTCAGCGCGAGAGTTAGATTCAGCAGCACGCATCTCGGCGAGAGCGATTGCCTGATTTTTGTATTGTGTCTCATAGTCCTTGACTGTAGCTGTAAGTTCTGAGATTTGAGTTCGAGCCATTTTCAACTGCTCAGAATTTTGGCCATTGTGCAAGCCAAAAAAATAAGCACCGGCAACTATTACAGCACCGGCGCCAATTTTCACTAAATCAAAAGAATTCATCACATCAATTTCACCTCATCGTCTCGGCGATTCATCAGCCCCGGGAGGATTTCGTACATCTGTTTTCCGTGTTCATCCTTGACCAGATTTCCGTTCCTGTCTCTGATTTTCTTTTTCGCAAACGATCGGAATCCCTCCTTTGCTAACTCGAGTTTCCCGGAATTCAAATATCCTAGCGTCTTAGATTTGGCAACTGCGCTCACTCCCAGGTTAAATGCCAAATCTAATAATGCGATGTACTGTCCTTCGGTCAGTTTGCAAGTGACGTAAGGCGCCAAGCCCTCGGCGTGCTCGATCAAATCATCGCGAATCAGCTTTTCGGCTTCTTGTCTGGTGATAGTTTGGCCTGGTTTAACTCCTTTTGTGTGACCATATCCGACAGTGAGAACTCCTCCCGGACAACGGTAGGCTTTCAATCGGAGGCCCTCCCACTTCTTAACAAAATCTTCTGCAATAAGCGGATTCCATTGCGAAAACGGTAATTTTTCCTCATTCATTTTGACTTCCTCCTAAATGAACCTTCTCTTTAATGCGTTTCTCATGCTCCGTCTGGACCGTTTCCAGCATTTCTCTGATCCGTTGTGGGATGATTTGACCGAATCCAGCCTTCTCAACGTTTTCGAGAATTGAGATCAATTCATTCAGAGAAAGAGCACCAATTGCCCATGCCCCAATCCATGGTTCATTGAATATCTGATCCACCCCGTGGAATCCGATAGCAACCATGAGGATGATGAATTTCCGGATCAATCCTTTTAGACCTACCCGGCTCGACCAAGTTCCGGTCCTAGCCGCGGCCACGATCCCACTAAGGTAGTCAAAGACAACAAACCCAAACAGCCAATAGAAGAGGTTTTGATGTTCTCCCATGAGACTGCTGATCAGAGATGTGAAACAGCCGGCGATAGTTAAAAAGAAACTCTTGAGAACTCCGGGATCAAAACTATTCAAACGGCTTAAAAATTGATCCCACATCCCTCAATCTCCCTATGTCGTCGATTTTGTAGATGCATGTTTCCTCCGATATGTAGATAAAAAAAGAAAGCCCCTCGCGAGGAGGGGAGGAACGATTAATTCAAGTAAGAAAAGAAATTTAAGTGATAGCTAAGCTTGGCCGGATTTCCACCTGTTATTTTGTAGAGGAACGTGTATTCCTCTCCCTTCTTAACTGGAGAAGTAACAACTGGCCAACCCCATCCCCCGTTGTAAGCCTGTGCAATATCCAGCGTCTCTCGTCTCATGGTTAGCATTACGTACTCTACCGAAGTGTCCTGAGCAATCTGGAGAACAAGATAACCATCACTGGGCGCGGTGTAGGTTAGAAACGTCTGGTTAGAAACCGAGGACGTGAATTGTCCAGTTTGATAAATCGTGCTTCTATAGAACGGTACCGATTTATGGCTACCACGGAATGCGATTAGAAGTTGTTGGAGAAGCGCTTTTAACATAACGCACCTCCAACGCTGAAGTTAGTTTTGACTACCGACGCTCGGGTAAAACTTAACAACGGGGAAGTCAGTATTTTGTACGCTCTCGTACCTGAATGTGACCGTGAATGCAGTCCCTTTCTTGACAGGAACAATTCCTCCAGCCCACGTCCCTTCAATCGCACCTTGCCACAATCGCATACCCGCGTATTCAATCCATACGCCTTTAACGCTTGGGCTTTTGGCAGAAACTTGTGCGGATATATAGCCGTCGTAAGGCGCGACAAAAGATGATACTGCTGTGTTACTTGGTAATGCAGTTGGGCCGCGTGCAAGAATTGTAGGAGAGAGAGCGGGAAAGGCATTACTACCGACCCATTCCTTTTTGTTAGTAAGGAATTTCTCCGCAAAGAGTTGTACAAGTTGCTTAAGCATATTGCACCTCCGCTACGGATAAGTTTCTCAATAGCGTTATACCCCCCCCCGACTAGCCTATAAAATTTACCGAAGATGAGTCTTCCGGAAATGCTGTAACCGATAATGTTCCCTTTCCGCATTGGAACAAATAGTTTGCTCTGGCCGTTGTTCAGAGAATAATTAGAACTTTGTAGGCCATCTCCCCAAACATTGATACTGCCTCCAGTATCTACGACGATACACAAATACCCATCATAAGGTGCAGCAAAAGTATCCGGTTGGCTTGTGTTAAGCGTAACGGATGTGAAATCTGTCTCTTTAGGAAGTGATTGACTGGCCACCTCCGCTGACTCAGACTTTGAATAAAACAATGACAACAGGAGGCCCAATAAACTTTTCAGCATAATGATCCTCCTGTTACAAGATGGTTATGACGCTCCGACAGACTTTGCAAAAGCAAAAGTTGTTGAACTGCTTGAGGCTCCGTCTCTAACATTAAAGTAGTAAGAAACTTCTTGGCCTTTGCGAACGGGAATAAACAAGCGTATCCAGTCTTTCCCAACGCAAGAAACGTACATATCCGGCGTGTAGATAGACACGTTTGCAATGTCTTCAGCGTTGTTTTCTTTAACGAAGAAGTATCCATCTGTTGGTGCCACGTATTTGCCCCAAGTGTCTTTCTGCAAAGAGAAGGTCGACTGATTACTTGATGGATACCCTTGGCCGCCGACCCATTCAGAGCGAGACGTAATAAATTTCTCAGCAAACAATGAGATAAGCTGTTTAAGCATAACTTACCTCCGGCGCTAAACACTGAGAAAGTTTTACTAAGATACCCCCCCCCGATGGTTTTAGTAAACCAACACGCGACATTATGTGCTTCTCGAGCGTACAGTCCAAAGGGTTGTCCTTTAGCCACTGGGCAGGCAGCCATTAAGACATCTCCTTTAACTTGTGGGGTTGAAAATGTGTTTACGTTGGTCGTCTGTGCTGCGGCAATGCAATTATCGGAATCTGCCGTGAATCTTATAGCGGCATAACCATCTGTAGGCGCAATCCCTTCGTAAACAGGGGCCCACCCAGTAACACTACTCGTTGTTGGAGATAGAGATATAACGGATACGGACGGCATGGCCTGATGTCCCACCGTCTCAGACTCTTTTTTGCTGTAAAACTTGGACAAAAGGAGCCGCATTAGATTTTTTAGCATAATACGCCTCCTGTCGAAGAATTAAGCGTCAGAACTTGCTTTGTAGAACCAAATAGAATAATCCGAAGTCTTTCCACCTCGGCATAAGAATTTAATAGTGGTTCCTTTTTTAACGTAACAGCAGAGGCCACAACCGGCAGTGTTTCCGTTAAGGACAGAGGCAAGCGCCATCTGCCCATTCTCGACTTGAATTTCAAGAGCTGAAACTGTGCTTGAATTGCTCCGAGATGTTGCCCAGCCGTTGCACGGCGCGATGTAGGTAAAGAAATCCGTTGTGCTTGTGCAAGGGATGTTAGTGCCATTGTGGACAATCGGAGCGCACTGTTCCGCAACCCAAGACTTTTTGCTCTTGAGAAAACTGTCGGAAAATAGTCGTATGAGGTCCTTAAGCATAATAGAGACCTCCGAACAAGGCGTTTATACCCCCCCCCGATTACCTTGACAAATCCTACTGTGATGTGTGAAACGAAGGCTCCTTCTACCGAATATGTGGCTCCTTTGCTCACGGGGATTGCGACCCCTAAACCTTTGGGTGCAGGTGCTTGTGCAGACACATGAAAAATATTGCCAAGTTGCGCTCTGACTTCGCTATTCGTATTGTCCTCAGCACTAGCATTGACGAATAAATATCCATCGTCAGGAGCTATCCCCGCATTGAGTATTCCCCAAGAACCGACAGTTTCGTCTTTGCTGAGAAATATCGTTTTTGTTGTGCTAGGCATAGCAGAATGCCCCGCCTCCTCTGGGGTCGTTCGGCTATCGAGTAGCTTTTGAATAAGTTGTTTTAGCATTTTGACTCCTCGCCCGGACAAGAAGCCCGAGCTATTACTTAATTTTGTAAACCGTTACCTGGATTATCTTTGCGTTTTTAATATCGCCTGCAGATATCGTTACTCCCTTCTTTACCGGAAAAGAAAACACATAAGACAGCCCTTCTGTTTCGACTGTCGTATGTACGTTGTGGCTATTAAATAGGATTGGGAACCAAGCAAAGGTGGGAGAACCTGACCAAACTGCCTGCCACGAAATTACTGCATACCCATCAAATGGAACAACGTAAGGTAGAGAGGTTGCTGTTACAGATTCAGAAAAATCAGTTAGACCAACAGTGGAAAGATTTTCTCCATAGATTATTTTACCCCCCCCCGCCGCTAAGACTTACAGCTCTGCGGGGCACAAACAAACTACACAACAAACTTGCCAATTCTTTAAGCATGAAAGAAACCTCTCTGTTTGATGGAACTACGATCGCTGACTGCCTGCTCTAATTCATAAGCCAAAGCTGTGGGAAATTCCGGGTAATCGACAAATGGGAATCCTTGTTTCTCTGGAAGATCCTTGAGTTCTTGCCGGTAATCTAACAATGCTTTTCTGTCCTCTTCTGTCAATTGAGATCGCTTAGTTCTTGCGGCAGATTGAACTGTTATATCCGGGAGCTGAACGTATCGATCAGTGTCTGAGATTCGAGCATTGCGCTCCCCTCTGACCTCCTGCTCATACTGCTGTTTCACGAAGTCATCATCCAGTTCCGGAAGCTCAGTTGAAAGATAATAGTCCCCATCGGCACTCTGGAAATATCCCTTAGGACTGGGTTCTAATTTCCAATATTTGATAATGGTCCCGTCTTCTCGTTTAAATCTTTCTGACAAGGTGTAATGGCTTTGAGCAAAAGCTTCATCCTTAGCATCGATGAATGCATGTTGCCCGGGAGAATTGGACGAAACTGCAATCCTCCCATCAGAGTCTTTTAGTGAATATTTAGACAAAGGTCGATTCATTGCCCTTGAGAGCATCTCTTGCTTTACTTCTTCAAGTGTCTTCATACTTTTCCCTTAATTAAGGATTTTCTGTTCCAGAGTCTTGTCCTGTCTGGGCATTCTTTATGTCATCGATTGCTTGCTGAGTGCCTCCGTTCTCGAGGATCAATTCTTCAAGAATCGGACATAAGTAATCATCAGTCCTATCGTTAAAACTATCGTCAGCCCAACTGTCGACTCCTGCACTAAAACCGATATTGCTTCTCGCCGTATTTTGTTGAGTAGCTGATAAGGTTTGGGGAGCTTCGTAAGAAACAGAAGGTGTTAAGTCTGTGTAGTCAGCCGATAAAAGCGCGGTACCTGCTGTGGCGTTTACGGAAGTTATCCGGAACATTCGGCCATCTGTGCCAACTACCGTGTCTCCAGCTTTTATATTTCCTTGAGGTTTTAAATCAGCAATCTGGATAGTTCCGGAAGCCGTTAAAACCTGATCAATTACTCGAACTGCATAGGCATTGGAAGCCGCCTCCACAGCCTTGGACTCTGCCGTTTGTGCCGCTGTCTGAGCTGTTTGTGCAGCCGTCTGTGCCGTTTCTGCGTTGCCTTGAGCTGTCTCTGCGGCTTGTTGGGCAGTCTGAGCTGTTTGGACTGCTTGAGCCGCGTTGTTTTCCGCTGTTTGAGCGCTGGCGGCAGAACTTTGGGCCGCCGTCTGTGCGGCCGCTGCTGACGCTTGAGCTGAATTAGAAGTGTTTACCGCAATCGTGGATGCATCAATCGCGGACTTCGACTGAGCGATCGATGTTTGGATGTCAGCATCCCAGTCATCGACCGTTTGTTTCAGCGTCTCAACTTTTTCGTTAGCAGCGTTGGCCTGAGCTAAGGCGTTAGAAGAGGTTGAATTGGCGGTTTGAGCCGTTTGACGAGCTTCCTTTGCAATCGAAAGAGCCTCCGAAGAATTATCGGAAGCTTGATCAGCATAAGCTCCGACATCGTTGATTGCATCTTCCGTCTGCTTCAGAACCTCTGGACCGCTGATCACGCCAGTTCCTGTGGGCGTGTAATGAAATTGAAATTTCGTTTTTGCCATGTTCAATTACTCCGGCAATCGCAGAAAATAGGCCAGTGCGTAAAAAGGCGGCTCATTGGTAACGCCAGAGATGCTTACATTTGCATTTAGTGGATGAGTGTGCGTTTGTCCGCTTCCCGTATTTCCCACCGATACAGTGTGAACATGGTTCCCATTCGTTGAGGTAGTTCCCGTCCAAGAATTTGCGGCATTAAAACCAACTCGGCGAAGAACATCATCTTTGAATGAACCTCCAGCGTCCTTCCAGTTACCATAACTTTCCACGTAAAAGGCACCTCCACCATCGAGACCACCTTGGCAATCCCATCCGCCAAAGGTGCCAGTTATGTTCATACTTCCTTTAGAGTGAGTATGATCACCCGCACCTCCTGTGCTTGCTCCGTGAGAATGAGCGGGTAACTGTGCAACAGTAAGTGCTGTTCCGCCAATGGTTCCATTTACAGACAGTCTCGGAATTTCAATCGTTGCAGATCCTCCTGTAGCGCCCGCATCCTTAGGAAGGGATCCCTTAACAAACTTTCCTACTAAGTTTGGTACCGTTCCTCCACTGCCGTCCGAGCCTCCGTCACATAAAACCCAGCCAACATCAGCTTGTGTAGATCCCCAAAAGATAGGATTCCTGTTAGCTGACCCTCCAAGAGTTACGTTGTAAAAAGGAACAACGGCGCCGGCTGGCACAGTGATGTCAATATTTTTCCAAACTGCTCTGTTCGTTCCGGGAGCTACCGCCGTTGAATGAGGACCGTTTGGCTGTAGACACCTGTACTTTGTTCCGTTCTGCATGACCTCATTGCCAGCCTCGTAATCCAATAGGGCTGAGTAATTCATGATTCCACCCTGCTGGAACCACACAGCAAATTGAGACAACAGGAACAAGACACCGTTGAAGTCTGCTTTGTGCGGCGGAATACCGCCCTGTTCGATCGGCACAGCATTGACCTGTCCCCAGCCCTCCTGGACTGACAAGCGCCCGGTTCCAGCCTCAGTCGGAGTCAAGGGAGGAATCGTGTATTCCCCGCTAGCGGCCACAACTCCGGGAATTTGAAATTTAGGATAGTTGCTCATATATCAATAACCTTTGAAGGATTGAATACGCCCTGATTGAAGGGAAGAAGTTTTGATCCGTAGAAACCAAAAACCAATGTGTTTGGCACAACGGCTTCGACATTTGCCAGAACGCCTGCAGGCCTATTCAACAGTCCGTAGTTTTTGAGAATCGCGATTTGAACTGAATTCGGCTCACCCACAATTCGGATGTTGATGGTCATGTCCTGATAATCGTTTACGAATGCCGGAAGTCCAATAAGCCGAGTCAGCAAAGAATTAATGGTTTCAGCCGTTGAGTTTGAAACGTTCACAACAGCTCGATAAAAAATCAGGAATCTGAAAAACTCATCATCCAGCCGAGTGTCCTGACCGTCGACAACGAGGTTCCGGTTCACGCCTACGCGCTTTCCCCACCAATCTAGCCAAACCCCGGAAGCTGTATCAGGGTTCAATATGAAATTAAAAAACGCGTCCAGCTGAGGGGACGCGTCTAATTCCGCATTGAAAAGTAACCCTAATTGTCGGTATCGCTCGGAGTGCGAATACTGCGACTGGAGTGCAATAGAAATAAGCGATCGGACATTTGAGATTTTCCGAAAATCCTCAACACTCAGAATGTTCCGCCAAGTTGCAGAATCTGCCATCGTTAGCCTCCTGTTTGAAATACCAGAGAGACATCAGACTCTTGAATCGTGGGTTCCACATTCGCAGGAATTTGGACACTGGATCCGAAAGCACCGGATCCCAAAGCCACTTGGATCGATGCAACGGGAACGGCTGTAGCAGATTGAATCGCGGCATAGAACCTAGAAGCGTAGACAGTCGACGCCAAAGAAACACGGTCATTCGCACCTTGTCCAAGAACGTCATTTATTACAGCTTGGATGACGTTGTTTTTCTCGGTCGGATTCATTGAAGTGGCAAAGAATTCGATCTTGACCTTCAAGGCTTGATTCTGCGGTCTGACAATGTTGTAGACGTAGGTGGCGTTGTAGAACCTAGAGTCCGTGTACGAAACCTGATAGCTTCCGGTAGTTCCACAGCCTGCATCCTTACGCTGGTAGATCGTTTGAGCGATCTGCTCATCCTCTCCCCCAACGATGGCGACCAGAATGGAATGAGGATTGATGCTCACGCCAAATTGGGTGATGGCCGCATTCGTCGGATTCTCTAAAACTCTGACATCGAGAACGCCTTCAAGCGCCGCTAGGTTTGCTTCAATCGCTTCGACATACCCGGTGGCGTTGACAGCATAACTTTCTACCATTCGATTTCTAAGTTCTGCGTCCGTCTCTTCATCTCGACCGACTACGCCAGCGGCAGGATTGTTAATAGTGTCCCATCCGGCAATCGTTGTGACGATCCTATTCACTGCTCCTGCCGCTACTTCTAGCGGCCCGTGTTCAATAGCAGTAAAGGTCGTTGTGACGGTTCCGGTGTCTCCGATTCGCGCACCTGCTGCGGCCGAATGTCTGTACTGGTTGCCGAGAGAGTCTTGGGCGATTGCTCCATAAGGAATAACCGTACCCTTCAAACCGGTCAAAACACAGTTGACCACCGTAGGCTCGGAGATTTTGCGGTCTAAACCGTAAAGCGCCGCCAGTGCATCTAAGAATTTCCCTGTTGCAAGATCAGGATTGACCATGTTCGACAGGAAAAGAATCTCAGAGTTTTTAGCCTCGATTTCGGCCACAATCAGATCAAGGACCTGTCCCATCGGGGAGCTGGGCTCGATGTTCAAAAGCGGATCTGTTGGCGATGTTTGAAACGCCTGCTGGATCCGGGAGCCGAGATCAGAACGAATCTCTTGCGTGCTCGGTAGTTCAACGCCGACAAGTGGATTAAAAATGATTTGAGCCATAATTTTTTAGAACACAAAAGAAACTGTTTCATCCTGCTCGGTCGTGATCGTGATTTCCCCGTGGAGTGTTCTCGTTTCCTCATCGAACTCGGTAATGTCCACAGAATCAACAGATCTCACACCATCGACTCTATTCCCAGCCTCGTGAATCAACTGAGCCAGAACAGATGAATCCAACTTTTTGGCGAGTTGGGCTTCTTTCCATGCAATGCCGTTGGCCTGCTGGAAGTAAGCATCGTTGGTCCACAACCGAATCTCATTAGCCAAGTTCTGAGCTATGGCCAAAGCTCCGGACGTTAAAAGGATGTTCCCTTCTTTCGTCAGCTGAAGATCCCACGACTGAGGATTCAGAAGAGCTGTTTTTGCTGTATGCGGCATGATCTAACTTCCTCGTTTACTGCGGGGCGCCGGTGCTTGAATTTCCACTCTGGACGCCTGTGTGCGTGTGGCTGGTAAGGCTGATGTTCTTAGCGGTTACATCTCCACTGAATGTCGCGTCAGCCCCGCCAGAACCACCGCCGGAAATCGGTCCGTTCAAATTGATCTGAGCAGAGTTAACTGTGAAACTGGTGCTCGCATTAACCTCACACTCCGGAGCATCCATCGTGATCTTTGTCGGAGCTTTAATCTTGATAGTCCCTTCATCTTCCAAATGAATAAAGACTTCCGGAGCTTTTCCCCAGAATCCTCCGATATAGAACGAATCGGACGGATCAAATTTTCGATAAGTTGCAGGAACCTTTGGAGTCGTGCTCCCGTTGATGTTTGAAATATCATGCTTTGCTACAACTGCCAGCCCAATGTCTCCGACCTTAGGATCACAGATAATCGCGGCTTTGCCATGCTGCAAACGAAAATACGGAAGCTTTGGAATAGTAGTAACTTCCAAACCGTCTCCCGAATTGTTTCTTGGCTGGAGAAGTGGCTTGACCGTAACATATCCGGCGCCGGCATCTTCTCCTTTACGTTCCACTGCCGTCACAACAACAGGCAAGGAGGTACTTACCACTTGAGAGATCAGCGAACGAATAAAAAACTCCATCGAGTTCAACGGATTGCTGGAGGCGAAGTTGTCATAGTTCGCACTAAGTTCCTTGTCTGACATTTACCACCTCGGATAAATTCCGGAGATTGAAGTTTTCCAAGAACCGCCGGCTGGATCATTTGCACTCAATTCATGTTTGAGGGAGACGATCTTCCAAGTTCCGGAAGCATGAGGGACGATTGATTCCAGTTTGAAATTCGCTCCGATCCTCAACTCCGGACGGAAAAAGCATGAGACGTTGATCCCATTGTTCGAGAATGTTGGGTAACCAATCATGCCGTTGGAAGAGTTAATCAATGGCAATTCTCCTTGTGTCTTCCGGCTCCCTTTCTTCGGCATGAGAACAACTTTCTCATCATCAAACAAGAGATTTGCTCCAACTGCATCAGCAATTCGACGCATTTTTGTCACTGGGTCCCCGTTGATAATGCAATCTCGGATTGAAGCTGTAACTTCATTGTTTTCCAAGACGTATCCAACTTCATTTGAAATCTGCTCAATCAAGCCAGAAACTGTTTGGTTACCTGTGACAGAAATCGGAGGCTGTGGAATTAAAGCGGGAAAAAGACCACAATTTGCCTCGATCTTGAACACTGGACTCGGAGCTGTATTGAAATCCGCCCAAGCATTGATGATCTCGCCTTTGAAAATAACTGATAAGGTCCTCCCTTTCTGTCCTGCGGAAATATTGATTTTGTTCCGCTTCAAAGAAAAGGACTTAAAGCCGAGATGCGTCAGCCGCTCCATTGTGTTCAGAGACAGCCCTTTCAGGACAACTGAAGCCTTTGGATATGCCGGACAACCTGATTTATCAATAGAGACAGACACAGCAAAGTCTTTAAAAGTGATCGCTTCTTGTCCGTCCATAGCGACCGTTACAGCGATGTCTTTCTGCGTGTATGTAGTCTCATTGAGCACCATTTAAAACCTCGTTCTCGCTTGCGTACACAAGGATCCAGCGGTTGTTTAACCCTTCATATTGGGGATCTGAATTGCCCAAAGTGTCGATCATTCTGAGTTTGCCTTTAAAGTTTGGCGAAGGATAAGTATTGATGTCGGTTCTCACGCAAACCTTGCGGCCTTTAAATATCTCGACTTCTTCACATGTCAGATTGCAGTATATGTGCTCGGCCACCTGCCTCAGGCTGATGACACAATTTTGACCGTCCAACACGACAGAAAACTCTTGCCACGGCAGAGCTGAAATATTGATTTGGATCATGTTCCACCACCATTGCAACCAGATGGTTAAAAAGGTATCTACTTGCCGAGGCCTCCAGCCCATTTGATCAAGCTTTGAGCCATCGTCGGTTTTGTTTGGGCTTGCCCTGTGTTTACCTTGACTGCAGAAGTCGATCGCTTTGGCGAATACGCGATTTTCTGCTGGTTCAGATTGACCGTGATGATCTCAACGAAAGAGGCATGAATCGACAACATACAGGCATTGGAAGTCTGGGTTCTGGAGAAGTCATAGTGCTCCAAAGCCATATTCCTCCAGATTTTTGCCGGAGAAAAAATCGTACAAGTGTCTGTACTGTTCATCCTCCGGTCTAACATTGCGAGCGCCAAAACCTGAACCGCATAACTTCCGTTGAACAAAAATTCGACGCTTACTCGCTCAGGCTCCCGCACAATGTTGTAAGCGGCCAACTGGCCTTTTTCGATCGGTTCAGTCGGAATCCGAGAACTCTGGTCTGCGTCAACTGCAGCAATAGAAACGTAGGGAATAAACGGAAGCAGGTTGTTTCCAACAACTGCCCACGACAATCCCATGATTGAATTTATAGACGCCATCAGAAATCAACCCCCGAAGCGGCGTTATTCAACATGTCTGTAGATCCTTGCATGGCCTGAGAGACACCTTGATTAACTCCTTGAATAACTTGTTCCTTGTCCGGATTCCCGTTGAAATTGACTACAGTCTGGTTGGAAATCGGAGAGTTTATGTTTGTCGTTCTGCCTTTTTCTCTGACGACTCCTCCGGCATTTCCGGCAGTTGCCCCGGCCGGTGCCACCACTGCCTTCTTCTTGTCATCACTTCCGAACCAATTCATGGGATTAACCCACGAAGGCATTTCAAAATTTGTGATGTCTGACAGGGAACTGGAGATCCAGTCTACGATCGGCTGAATGCTACTTTTGATAGATTCAAAGGCGCCAACAAACTTATCCCTTAATCCTGATACAGAGTTGATAACCTTCGCGATTACCTCAGCAACCTTCCCTATCGTCAGAACGATTGTCTTAACAGCTACCTTGATGACAGATCCGAAAGCCTGCAGGAAAAGATCTCCGACAGGCTTTAGGGCGTCCATCAGGTCTTGGATGGCTTTCCAGGCATCTTGGAAGCTTTTGCGAAGCTCCTTGATTTCATCGTCAGACGTACCCATTGATCTGAGCAGGTCTTCAAACGCGCTTGGTCCTCCTTTTGCAAAACTGATGAGGTCATCTAATGCAAGGGCTAAAGCAACTATTCCGGCAACAACCAACCCAACAGGACTGGCTAATAAGCCTAAAGCCTTCCCGCCCAGCATTAATGCTGACTTCGGACCTAAAGCTAATGCCGCGGCTCCCGCAACCAATTCCAGTGCTATTTTGATGAATTCACTATGTTGCGCAACAAAGTCCGTGAACTCGCCAAATTTTTTCATCCCCTTATCGATGTACGGAAGAAATACCTTGGCAACCTGATTGCCGAGGTTCTTCATCGACATGGTTGTGATTTCCCATTGGATTTTGAACCGTCTGGCGTTTTCCGCGTCTTTAGGAGACAGCGCCATTTGCCGGTACTTCCCAACAAGCTCGTTCATTTGCTTGTTGTTCTGAAGGAATACCGCAGCACTTTCCCGGGTAAGGCCGAGATACTTCAGGGCATAGTTGGCCTGGGCATCGTTCATGCCATTGAGCTGTTTTCCCATGTGCAGAAAAACAGAGGCACTGGCACCGGTGCGATCGGTGAACGATTTGAGCGCATTAGTGAACGCATCTGCAGAGCCTCCCGCAGCTACGTTCGCCTTTCTCCAAGCGTCCAGCTCAGAGACATTCATCCGGACTTCTTTTGAGAGCTTGTCTAACTTATCGCCCTCATCAATGAAGTTTGTGAACATCATCTGGGCGCCGAACATGGCCGCCAAGGGTCCTGCATATCCCTTTATCGCAGAGAAGACCTTTGCGGCCATTGAGTCGAGTTTTTGCAGGGCCTGAGATCCCTGCTTAGCACCCTTCTCAATGTCTTTTCCAGCCCTTTGACCTGCTTGCGAGGCTTGGTTCATTGAGACAGTGGCATCATCAGAATTTTTCTTTACTGATTCGACCGCTGCCGCTGTTTGATCACCAATCGGATTGCCCAGAAGTTCATCAAGATTGTCTCCGGCATCCGCAGACTTTTTGATCAAGAAATCGATCTTCTTTGAGAGACTGTCGAAAAACTCAATGATCCCATCGGCATTTAAACCAATGTCGATTAACAGACTGTCAGTTGTTTTTGCCATTTTCTAATCCGATTTATTTGCAAGCCACGCGTTGTAGTTTTTGACTAGAAGGATCTCATCGAGCTGGTACGCTTCTTCAAGCGTGATCGTTGTCTGCAACTCCGTGAGGGTTGCCATTCCTCCGGATATAAGCCGGGAGAACAAAGGCGGGAAGTTGCTAACTTGAGCAACACCCCGAACCTTCGCGCAATCTGCTAGGAACTCGGCTCTGCGTGGGAGAACAGTTTCCCGAAACTTTGAAAAAAACTGAAGTTCACCTTCAGGGATTCCACACGAAGGCGGATCAAGGTCATCGGGTTACTAATGTAGCCGTCGGCATCGTCATACGAAAATTGACGCTCATTGTTGCCATCAACCTTGTACACACAAGTCAGAAGCTCATCTAGAAGAGCCTTCGCTTCTATGTGAGGGACAGACGCGAGTGCCCTGATAATTTCTTTATACGAAACAGAGGCGTCTAAATCGAGGTTTTTTCCTGTCAAAAGGAGAATCCGGATTAAGAGGTCTTCTGACTTCGTTGCAGGGAAAGGATAAATTTTGAACGTCAGCTGCTTATCGCCGTCTGTCGTTTTGAAGATAACCGGCTCTCTCATTTAGATGCGCTCCATGGACTCGAAGTGGAATACCCAGGTCGTGGCAGCCAAGACTTTATTAAGTCCGGGCATCGGGTTTGCTGTCTGCAATACACCGTTGGAGAACTGGTAGGTCTTGCCAATTGATGGAATCTTGATTGTCAGATTGCAAACGTAAAGCTGTTTATTTGCGCTCATAGCCTCAAACAGCGTTGTAAATGCGGCCGCTGTCGGGGAGTTTGCTTCAAGCGTGATTGTGACCGGATAAATATTTGGTGTAACGCCGGCAGCCATACGACCGTCAACACCCATTCGGGTCTCGGCAACCTGCTGGGAATCGGCAACGATAGCCGCATCTGTGGAGAATCTTTCCAGTTTCAGACCGTTCGGGTAAAGCTCTTCAATCGTCATCACTGCTGACGCATTGGCGGATGTGATGTCAAAGTTTTGTACGGGCATTTTTATTCTTTCCTAAATGAAAAACCCGCCATCACGACGGGTCTTTGCGGTTGTGAAATTTTGATTACATGACGGCTGTCAAAGGCATCTCAATGCGTTGGATGCTGCCGGCATAGGTGTACCAAAGTCCCAAACGAGGGCTTCCCCGCTGGGTTCTCACATTTGCTGACGGAGATTCAATGAGGTACCAATAACCTTTGGAGTAGAGATCCTGTTTGATCGTTGAGTTGTTGGTTTCCGTCAACAATTGCTGAATCTGGGAGTTGGACAGTGCCAGCCCTGTATCAATCACGCCATTGCGCTTGGCATCATTGATGGGATCGAGCAACCATGCCTCAACATAAGCAAAACCAATAGCGTTGTAGGGTGCGCGATTGATAGCCGCGAACCCGTCCATGATCTGACGCTGGATGCGAGCCTTGAACCAAATCATGCCGTAGAGGGCATCGATCCATTGGTAGATTCCGGAAAGCAGACAGCCCCGGTTAATGAAGTCAAACTCTGCATTGCGTGTTGCAAATGCGCCGACATAGTTGACCTTGAGATCATCCAATGCTTCGGCAACTTCGTCACTAAGGACCGAGGCTTTGATGCCGGAAGCCGACTTCGCAAACCACGTCTTAATACCTTGGATAGCGGACCAATCAATAGAAGCGCCAACTGCAAGGAAGGCCGCGGCATCCTGAGCGGTACCGTAAACCATCGCCAAACAGTTGTAATTACTTTCAGCTAATTGGGCGGCTTTCGTTGTGGACTGGGTAGATTGATCCAACATCTTTGTGTCTGTGGACCAATCAAAGTACACATAGTCATCATCAATGTCGGCCCAAGCCGCTAAAGCGGACGCCTCAGCCACCTCTGTTGCATAAAGAGTTGTGAATCCGACCCAGTTGCGAGAAACAGAAGTCACAAGATTCATGTTCTGAGCAGGTGTCAGAGCATCGGAACCTTGAGAGAGAACGGCGCCGGAATCCTCAGTCAATCCAAGTAATGCGGAAACATCCGTTCCTGTTGTCGCTTTTGTAGCGAAGGAGATTGAAGCGGTATCGCCTGTCTCTGTGGTGGTCAGGATGATGGCATTTTGATTAGAGTTAAAAGCACCGGAAACTGCTCCTACTGCAGAAGCCAGCTCGGTTGCAACTTCACTGAACGACTTGGCCGTAGAGAAGTCGAGGTTCACGACTTCTTTTTCTGTGCCGTTGACAGAGATTGTCAAGGATCCGGTCTTAATGGCTGTCAGCTCAGAAAGTTGGGCTGTGATCGGAGCAGACTTAATCCAAGCGGCCGCATCTGCATTGATTCTGCGGGCCACAAAAAGACGGTTAATCGCCTTCTGCTGATTGTTCACTCCTGAGAAATATTGATTTGCAAAGTCTGCCTCAGGAGACTCCGCACCAAAGTAATTTCCGACAGCGGCGGCGGTCACAAATTCAAGTGCCGGAGAATCTGCAGGAATCAGAGCATTCTGGGTCAGCAACAGACCATTTGTTTCAAGATCGGCGCTCCCAGCTCCAATGATGCGAGGGGTGATAGAAACCAATCGATTAGCATTGATTGACATATTTTTCCTCAAAATAAAAAAGCGCCCGTTAAGGCGCTGACGATAATTGCTGAGGTGCTAGCTGAGAGCTACACCAATTTAGAGGCCGTTAATACACGGCTCCTTTAGGCAAAGGTTTAGGGTCTTCTATAGGAGTTCCGCTTAAGTAAGCCTCCACCACTCGAAGTTTTTCCTCTTCGTTCACCGGATAAAGACTGCCCCAAGCATGGAGAATTGGAATCTCTCCAAATTTCTCCTCATATTTGTCATAGAGTTCCTCGTTAGAGAGAGACATCAGCCGATCGACTTCTTTTTTGTCCATTGTTTTTCCTCGCTATCGGGAAGCTAATTCTTTAAGCATTTCATTGAATACATTATAAGATTTTGGGAGATATTGTTTTATTATTTTTATTGCTTCGGGATTTGTCACGGTTTCCTGATAGAAATTTCCAAAGGCCTCAATCGCCAAGTTGGGGATTTGACCGTTTGGATCTTTCTTCCAATAACCTCGGTCGAAATGACCATAGTCAAACAACCGCGGTTTATTTAAAACGCCACCAGCAAGATCACTGATCGTTCCACGTTCTTTTTCTGGCAACGACCTAATCTCTTTAGAAAAGGCTCTTTCCGTATCTTCTTTCAGCCCAGAGTAACTTGGTTTGTAAAAGTCTCCGTGTGCTTCTATTGATTTTGCAGTTTGGACTTCTCTATCAACATCTCGTCCGACAGATTCAAGGAACTTCCTATGCTTTTCAAATACTTCAGAAGCTTTCAAACCTTTACGACTGACTTTCTTTAAATCCTTTTTGAAATCCTCCATCGGACCGTAAATTCTCTGCTTAATCTCAGACTCAATTGTTTGAGGGAACAGACCATTTTTGTACTCGGTAGAAAAATAGGTTTCATTCGGTTTACTGGAGTTCATTGAATCGATGGCATGACCCGATTCATGAAAGAAAATCCCATGGGGCATCTCATGACCAGCGCCCTTTGAACTCTCATCGGCATTGAAACAAATGCCTTTTCTTGGATCAAAAAACGCGTCTGCCCCTCCAATACTGCGTGGAGATGTATTGGTGTCTCCGATTTTTATCTTATTTTCAGATTTGTTCCATAATAATTTGGCGTCGTCGGAACTACATTTTGACAAGCTCTCATGGATTTGATCGTATCGGTCTTGTCCCAATTGTTGATACACGGATCCATTCTCGTAGCCTGAGGGCCTTGTTTCAATGTTTCCCGTGTTCGTATAAACAACGTGGTTCCTTTGTTTATTCCACTCCGGATCCCCAAAATCATTGGGCTGGCGATGCCGACCTGCTTGGTTCTTCCAGACAATCACTGCCTGAGCACCTGAAATTTCATTTTTTCCATGGTTTGCAACTCCGGAAATATGCCTTCCGTTATATTTGCCGCCCATTCCTGCCAAAACTTCGCCTGTCTGCTCATCCAGTTTTACGTGCGAGCCTTTTTTCTCAGCCCCGTTTGGCTTGACGGTTATCCACTTTGCGGCATCCTGAGCATCACCAGGGTTTGTTGCGTAAGTTCTCCCAAGCCCATACATTAGTCCGAGCTTGAATGCTCTCCCAAGTTTGAAAGCAAGTTGCTCGTTCATTCTTTTTCCTTCGGCGGGTAGCTCACATCAACGTTTTTCAGATCCACATCAACCGCACTAAAGAATCCCATAGAAACTTTGATCTGGCTCTGCATACTGAGGTGAATCATCAGCGTTGATCTTCGGACATAGTTATCTGAGTCTCCGACGATGGTTGTGTCTCTAGGATCGTCCGCATGAAGCAGACTTATTCCTCTGTCAACGAAGAACTGCACGCCTACCTGAGACCGGCATACAGTCTCCAAAGCCTGAGCTCTCAGCATCGCATTCATGCCGTCAGAGCCGTTTAGCGTCGAAGCGTAGCAATCGACCTGTACTAAAACTTCTGTAGTTGTTGAGAGGTAAACGTTGTCATCGGTTTGGTCTTTCTCCCAATCCTCAGCACTCGTTCCATGACGAACGCTGGAGATATAGGAATAGATGACGTAATCGTTCCCCTCAGGAGGCAATGCCAGATTGTTCTGGTTACCGTAGAAAATGTTTTCCGGCGCCACTTCCGGAACTGCAAATATCTCAAGAAATTCTTGGATCGCTGTCCGGATGTTCGGGGTCAGGTTTTGTGCTTTCATCTTCATCATCTGCGATATTCAGCTTCTGGGGCGTCGTTTGGAATGTGCAGCGGACAGCCTCCCAACCTGCGTCCGAAAAATCCTCGATCACCGCAGTGATCAGCCACTGGCCTCCCTTGGAGTCTTCGACATAATCTCCCGACCTTGCCAAGGGTCTATAGATTGACCAAGGCCGCTGCTTCTGGTCGCTCGATGCGTAGAGGTACAGGCGCCGGATGATGGTGTTCTGCCCGGCTAAGTTGGCATGATCCAACGCACTATCGCCTTCGCTTTGAAAATTCCCCTGGATCTCTTCAGGAGGTGCGTAATACGCTTGGACAATCCCTCCAACATTTTTTTGACCGACCGATCGATACAACTTGAAAGTCTCATCCGCGTAGTTGGCGTTTATTGCCTGGCGAACAATTGCGTGTAGGTTGAGAGACATTAGGAAACCTTCCAAGTTATGGAGCTCTGGAGGACGCCACTCAGCGTCAGAGGCTTTGTGGTCATCACGTTGTTAGGCAGAGTCCCGTTCCCTTTAGCTTTCTTGGCCTTGTCCATTTCTCCTCTTGCCTGCATCAGTGCCATCGTTAGCTCTGACCGTTTGGGAAATGAACCTGCCGGAATACCTGCTTCTCGGATCGTTTGCTTGATGTCATCGGTAGCCATTTGCCCCATGACTCCTAACGAATGCTTTATGTCGAAAGTTTTTAGGAAACGGGACCTAAATTTCTCCTGCCAATCCATTCGTTTTTGAGCGTAAGTGGCTCGCATAAACGGACGCGGAGGCATGTACAGGGTCGTGAATTTACTGTTCGGAGGAAGTCCTAACTGAGCTGACAGATAGTGTCCTTGCTTACTCGTCACGGATTGGGTCCACCCATATTCCAAATACATTCCAATGGTGGCAATGTCCGGAATCATTATTCCGACCTCTAGTTTTTTATTGCTATCAGCCTTGAGTTGCTCTGACAGCTTTTTGAACGCATTGTTAGATGTGATGTTGATGCCCATCATCATCCCCACGGATGGTAATTGTTTCCCGGATAAACTCTGCCGCCGATTCGATATTTGGCTGTCAGCGTCCAGTACATAGCGCCGCACTGGGTTTGAGCCCACCAATCCCCGACAAAAGTATTTGTTTTCAGAAGGTCAAAGCTGGTACTCACACTTCCTTGCGTAGCACTAGCAATCCTGCCAACCTGACCGTTCGGCTGCTGGCTGAGTGTCAGCAGGTGGCAGGTTGCAAGATCAAGAAGGCGCTCCCTTGTATAGATCTTGTTGTCCGGATCATAGGGAGCAAAGCTGTCGGCGTCCGTATTCCCTACGAACTCCACCGCCACATCAAAGTAGAACTGTAGAGTTTCGTCCGGGAATTTAACTTCATCCGAAAACGCAGGATGAAGGATTCGGAATTTGTCAGGATCAAAGACGACGACAGCCATTGTTAACCTTCTTCGTTCTTAACTTCTTCAACATTGACCGATTCAGGATCGATCGGATTGAGTCCGTGAGAAGCTTCTTTTAATTCGTCCTCGCGGCCCCTGAATTCTTGAACTGATTTCATCTCAAGCAGGCACGGAAGCCCGCCATTCACGCCTGTAAACACAGCCTCCTGGCCATGCATGCGCTTGATGTTTTCCCAGTCCTCTTTGTCGATTTGGAACGCAATTGAGTTTCCTTTGCCTAGCAGGATCCCGTCACGTTTTCCTCTAAGCGAATCATTTACGCCCGGAAAAACGATCGTTTTTGTTCCGCCGTTGCCATTCGGCACATCATCAAATTTGAGGCCGTGTGCCAGGGTGCAAGCAATGATCACCGTGGACTGAGTTTTAGCAGCGCTCTTCTTCTGGGTATTGTTGAAATTGTCTGCGACAACCTTTCCGGATGTTGCTTTCTGAGTTGTGGTGTGGGTACGAGCCATTATTTTCAATCTCCTAAGAAAGAGGCCCGATCTCTCGGGCCTCCGTAGCTGGTTAGTGCAGGTTAGATGCCGAGCATCGTGGCAACGAGGCTGGGACGACGAATAACAGCGCCCCAAGTTCCGCCAACGACCTTCTGCTTGTAGCTGGACATTTCCGGAACCACACGACCCAAGAAATATTTCTCAGAGAATGCGCAGATGCCGGTTTCAATGCCAAACAGCTCAGGAACAGTCATGTACAGCATCTCACCAGCAGTTGTAGTCAGCTCAGGAAGCTGAACTACTTCGATGTTGGGGAAGGACTGCTTGAGCATGGTCATTGCCGTAAGACCGAAGGAGTTCGGCTCGGTCAGGTAGGGAGCTCTGGTGTTGCTGACAGCGAGAATGATGCGGGAGTTCTGATCAACCAGACCGCCGTTGTTCTTGCTGATTTCAGCCCACAGCTTGTTAATGTCCGCATAGACAATGTTTGCGGTCTTTTCAGGCTGTGCCGCGCACTTTGCCGCCCACGTAGAGTTAGCGGTAGATCCCGTGGTGATAGAGATCGGAGAAATCGAAGCGTTCAGGTTCGGGTCATTTAACAGACCGTAGACTTTTTTACCTTTGACACCATACAGCGCGAACTTGTTGTGAGCCATTGCCATCACGTAAGCAGAAGCCTGTTGTTTAGAAGAAACAACATTCAACTTGGCCTTGGCCGCAAGACCGACTTCGCGGTCGCCATACTTGATGACGGTCTGGAACAGGAAGTTTTCGCGAGTCGGGTACTCCACGTTCACATCTGTAGAGACGTTCTCTGCGAAGTCGGAGTAAGGAGTCACATTGCCGGCATACTCTTCGACCGGGAAGGTGAAGAAGTTATCTGTCCAGTCACCCTTTCTTTCTTCGCCGAAAATCTTTGTAGCGTTCTGGGCGGCAAACAGGATGGGGACGACCTGCGGGTCAATGAATGTCGTGAAGACGGACGGGACGCCGACAGACACAGGAGTCTGCAATGCGGCATCTCGAGCCATTGCCTTAACCGTTGCATCGTAGTCGACGTTGATCTTACCTTTGGCGTCTGTGGAATAGGACATGAATCCTTTTGCTTCCACACCATGCACGCCCTTTTGCTTTGCTAATTCAAAATCGTTCATTTTTTACCTCAGATTAGGATCCGGTCGCGGCAGGCTGATAACCGAGGCCGTGATTGGAAATGATGATCGTGTCGCCCTTTGCGCCAGCCGTCTGAACTGTCCAACCGGTGTCATTTGTGGCGCCGGCAGTACCAAACGTGATGGCGCCGGTAGTCGGATTACAAAGAACCGCCTGACCGACCGTGGCGGCGGCAGGTGCGACGATGTAGTAATCACCTCGAACGGCAATCGTCAGCTCAGAGCCCTTCGGGTAAATATCCGGAGTATCAGTGTCAAGCTCGATAGACGCGGTGAACGTGCGCTCAACAAAACCGATCGGTTTGTCCCCTGCAGAGCCCTTCAAAGAGGCAATGGGGAATTTCACTGCTGTTCCGGTTGTAGAGGCGGCCACAGCAAACGCAAAACCACCGCACTGGACAGTACCGTCAGACAAGTAGTTCTGAGGCGTGTAGACGGCCTGATTGAATGCAACCTGCTGTCCCGGAATACCGATAGCAGGATAGAGACCTACAGATTTTTGAAGCATCAAAAAATCTCCTATTTATTTAACATTGTTCAAAATTGCGCTGACGGCAGTCGGCTTCTCGGTCACCTTGGCGCCGGAGTCTTTCGCGCCGGCTAAGGCCTTTCGACCTTGCATATAAGCGCGGTATGCAGAACGAGCTTCGGATGCGGGGATGTTTTTCAAACCGAGTTTCTTGAGTGCTGCCACATAGATGGAACCTGCGGAGTCATATGAACCCGCACGGATAACACCTAACACCGGTTTGACTTCTTCGATTGCGGCCAGTTCAGAGTAGATGGCGTTTCTGAGAACCTTCATGGAGTCGGAAGCAGTGCTCTTCTCTTCCTTGCCATCTTCAGGTTTCGGATCTTCATCTTGTGCGCCTTCATCTTTCTTCTGCGCGTAATTCAATCCGGCGGCAAAAGCCTTCTTTTCTTCTTCAGAAGCTTCATCAAGGCCACAGGATTTCAGTGCATCTTCCGCTTCTTTTTCGAGATAGCGTTCTTCTCCTTCGCGTTCGTGATCAGAATCGAGGCGTTTAGGATCGTCCTTTTCACGTTTTTCGCCGTAGAGAACGCCAGCTTCAAAACCAGCCTTGAAGTTCGGATCCTTCATCTTTTCATCGAGCTCCGGATCGTCGTCCTGAGCCTCTTTTTGATCATCAGGCTTAGGATCTTCGTCTCCTGTAGCCTGAGAGTAAGCCAGGTCAGACAGAGTTGTCTTAAGCTTTTCAGCTTCTTCGTCCGTCAGGCCTTTTGCCTTCAGTCCATCGATGATTTTTTGAATCATCGCGTCTTTGTCATCATCTTGAGCGCCGTCAACGATTTTTCCGTTGGGATCAACGGAATGCAAATCGATAATCGCCTTTGCTAACGTCACTTCAGCCTGCTCAACAGCGTCATCTTTTTCCATATTGAGAAAGTCCTTATTAGAATCGCGAACTCTTACCTCAGGCCCAGCGCGCCCAGTTTCAACAAGCGCAAGATGGTTCGCTCTGATCTTGCGTTGCACATAGTCGTATTTCTCTCCATCAGGTGTCTCACCCGGCGTGAAGTCGGGCTCGAACGTATATGCCAGGCTCAACTCACGCATTGAAGCGTCCTCGATCCTGCTGCGTGCGTCCTTGTCGTAAATGTGGAGAGAGTTAACTAAAAACGGAGCCTCAAAAGCTCCGTCCGTTCCGGTAGTGCCAACCCGAGTTTGTTTGTTCTCTGGTGCTCCGTGATCATCGTGATGCTCAAGATGAATCGGGATACCGTTAATTGATTGAATCGTTTCGGGAGAACTGAGTTCTTCAGGAGGTCGATAGGCGTGATAGATCTTTTCAGGGTCTAATCCGAGCTCTCGCCAGCCTGCGATTTCTTTCCCGTAATACGGAGCAACTTGGACTCTTGTCAGCGGAGATTTTTCGACATGAAGAAATCCATTGTCATCTACGGTTCTGACGCTTGTAGAGTCAAGTGCAACACTTCTGCTTTCTTTACTTGTTTCCACTTCTTCTGCTCCTAGCCCATAAATTCAAAATCTCCTTAACCGTTTCTGCTTCACGGGCTAAAATATCGGCAAGCCGAAATAAGCCTCTTCCGTACTCCTGGATTTTGATTTCAGACCAGTACGGATTGAGGCTTTTTCACTTTTGGTTAATCAGGTAAAACGGCCCTAAATTGGCACCTGCAAAAATAAAGTTCTCCTGGCATCACATTTCTGCCGACTTCTTTGTCGTACATACCCTTAGACAAATCAAACTCTTTTCCGTTCATCTCAATGTGGCTTTCTCGACTGGTGTACTTGCCAGGGACATGAATCCAAACCCCGCGAGTAATCCCTAAACCTTTGCAGTTGGCCTGCTGAATCTGCTGATTCAGTTTTAGCGTTTGGTCAATTGCCACACGCTGAGCTCGTTGAGCCGTAAATGAAGAAGATCGTCCAAGGGCCTCGACAATCTGCGAGTAGGTACCGCGGCCTTCATACGCATCCATGAAAGCCGCACGAATATTTGTCAGCTCGGATGTTGTGATGTTGCTGATTAGGCTCGTCGTGTCGGCGACCATTCCCGGTAGTTCATTTATCGCCTGAGGCGTGATGAAGAAGTGCTTGCGCGTCTGCCTCATCTCGTAAGCAAAAACGGAATCAGGAATACCCGCCGCCTTGAGCGATGCCTTTTGAGCTGTCGAGACATCCGCGGCAAGATTCTTCACGTACCACTCAGCAATCTGGCGTGTTTCCCGATCCGCAGTTTTCATCCAATTGCCCATGTTGCGGGCTATGAATTCGTCAACATTGCGACGGAATCGATCCGGATCACGAAGGACCAAGCGGTTGATTCGTTCCTTGATATTCCGAAGCCGTGCGCGATCGAGAGGATCGTCCGGACGGAACGTTAAGGAAGCGTCCTCGGTCAACCCTCCAGCATCAGACAGATAAAGGAGAATCTCGTTGAGAATCCTATTTCTGAAGGACCGCAAGAAGGTGTCGAGCTTCTTTTTGAACTTTGCCTGTCTGCCTAGATTCGGCTGAACAGCACGAGCAGTCTTCATTAGAAAATCTCTCCAGCTTTGTCTTCATCAACCTTCGGCGCCGGCGCCACGTTCTCTGCCGATCGCTGTTTCAGGAAGTTGTTCATAAGCTCATTCTGCTGACTGGGATCGTCCGTCATGAGCTCTCCCTCCATCCCTTCCGGTAATTCTTCTGGAATGAAGTCCAAACCCATATCTGAATCGCGACGGACAAACTCACGAACTTCTTCAGCGCTCAGAACGTTGCGGTCCTGCAACACTGCCAACATGTCAACCTTAGTCTTGGCCGTGATTGCTGTGGCCGCGGCATCTGCCTCTCCGAGTTCGTTGAATTTAAATGTAATGGACTGATCAACATGTCCAAACTCGACCAACTGGATAGCGTTCAAGATTGTTTGAATTGCGTCTCGATTGAGCTCCTGCTGCGACTTGATATGGTCGTAGTAATTCCGGATATCGCTCTGACCGGTCGCATTGAAACCACTCGGAGAGATTCCGAGGAGCTTGACCGCAGGAGTGCGGTTGATAGCCGCGATGAATTCCAATGCCTGCCGGATGATGCCTTCAACTCCTGAGATCGTCAGAGTGATGTTCTGCAGGTCCTCAGACGAGTCACAGGCAAAAATGGCCTCATTCGAGCGGTAACGCTGCAGAAGCAGCATTTTCGCGTCTAACTGCTCAATCCCGCCAGCCTCAAAAGCCTCAGCAAAATTCGTTTTGAATACCGTGAGGTTGAGTTTCTCAAGAATGCTGACGCCCGTTTCTCTGGCTTTGTTCCAGTGCAGCACATAATCCCAAAGGATCTGAGCTTGAGGAATGCCAAGAAAGTTGTATGCAGGACGAAGAAGCAGCGGAGGTTCATTGGCAACCAGTCGAATAAGACGAGATGCATGCACCTCTTGGCCAAGAACGAACCAAGATTTCGGCTTCAAATAATCGTCTTTGAGCGGCTGGCTGGCGTTGTAAAAACCAGGCGAGACATTGACCGGATCGATGACGATAAATTTGACCGACTTATCCTCGCCCACTAGCTCGGCTGACTTGTCGGAATAATTGAGAGGAAGCTTTAGCGCTTCTCCTTCAGCTCCTGTGTCAACGAAAATGAAGCATCCTCCCATGAAGCCGACAATGCTCAGAGCTTCATTAAAGAGCTTCCTCAGTCGATATTTGTTCTCCTGAACATCTTGGAGCTTTTTAACGTTATCCGCCGATTCGTCTTCTCCGCCCTCGACCTGAATCCATTCGCGGCACATATCATCAGCCACGGTCTGAATGCAGGTGCGGATCATGCCGTTCTGGGCGATATTCTGCAGGACACCGTAGCCGACGAATGAAGTCATCGGGAACTGTCCTAGATCCAAAGCGTGCTGTGTCAGTGAGGCATAGTACGCATTGAAACTCGAGCCAATCGCGGCATCATTTGTGAAACGAGACTCTTCTTTCGCCGGCTCTTTTGTGTTCAAGGTGATCGGAGGATAAAAGAGAGTTTTAGCCTCCTCCGGAGAGAACGATGTTCTAGGAGGCACGAAGCGAGAGCCTGCCGCATCGAGGATCTTTTGATTGATCTTTCGGCGTTTGTTTTCGTCTAGTTGATTCATGATTTTCAAAATCTAAAACGTGCCTGCTGCATCTGCTCTCGGGTCAAAATGACGCCTGAGCCGTTGCGGAAATAGTTCAATGCCTGAGTTGTGCTATCTACCTGGTCATCGTGAGAACCCGCGGGAAACTCAAGCAACTCACTGACGTAATGCGGCACCCAAGGGGCTGCACTGTCTTCCGGAATAAAAACATTCCCTGCCTCAAAGTAAGGAGTGACGGACGATGCCCTTGCCTCCTTTGATTCGGTGGGCGTTATAGGAACGAATCCCGAAACCGTTGATTTCAACTCAGAGATCACCGCCGATCCGTTCGCCTTGTCTTCAACCAGCTTCCGGACAACCCGCGGCCACTTCTGCGCCAAAACTCGGACCATCTCTTTCGTCTTCACAAAATCCCATTGGCCTCTTACCTGATCCAGCAAGTAAAAATTCGGTCCTCTTTTGCCCCAAACCTGACCGACCACATAGTCGGAGTTTTTAGAATCCTTGAACGTCATATCCCACGACATGAGCGTATGGTCAAACTCTGGCGGAAGGCTTGTTGCTGTCCATCTTCTAAACCACTCGAGCTTGAATAAAGCACCGCCATCGGGAACCGGATGCTGCTGATACAGTGCCTCCCAGTCACGACTGCCGATCGTTTTCTGGATCTGCAGCAGAGTTGAGAGCGGATACCGCTCAGGATGCAGGGCTTCCCCAGCTTTGCGGTGCAATTCGTCATGCTCCGCAATTGCCGGATAATTCACGATCCGGAATGTATCTCCCTCTCCCATTCTCTGGATCAATCGACCAATCAGATCGTCTGTGTGCCAACGGGTGGCCATTACGATGACGCCTCCTCCGGGAGACAGTCGGGTGTATGCGGTCGATGTGTACCAATCCCAAATGGAGTCTCGAATAGTCTTAGAACCTGCTTGAGCTCGGTCTTTAATCGGGTCATCGATAATCAGGATATCGGCACCCTGACCTGTTATGCCCCCACCCACACCGCAAGAACGATAGGCGCCGGCATGACCAACAATCTCGAAGAGGTCAGAGGTTCTTATATAGGATCCCCGGGAGTCGGTACGCACTCTCGAATTGCTGAGCCGAGTATTCGGAAACAGGTCAAAGTATTTCTCATCATCTATTACGCGCTGAACATCTCTGTTGAAGCGCTGTGATAGGTCTGAAGAATACGATGTTGCGATGATTTGAAGCTCCGGATTTCTCCCAAGGGCAAAAGCCGGAAAGCGCCTAGAAACAAGCTCACTCTTCCCGGATCTCGGAGGCATCGTGATAATTAGCCGAGGAGACTTTTTGTCCGCCACGTCCTGCAGGAACCTGTCTAGCTCATCACAAATTTCTTTGTGTACCCAGCCGAGCAGGTAGTCAGGTTTTGTGTGCAATGTGAAGTAAGACAAGCCCTTTCGGGCCTTAGCTAGTCTGATCTCCTGTATCGTTGGAAGCCGCATTCACAATACCCTCCAGCGCGTCTAATTGTTCCAAGGTGAGCTTGCTTAGATCCAGCTGGTTAACCTTGTCGACTTTAACCGGCTCTCCATCTTTGCCGGTAATTTCCTTACGGTCAGTCTCTTTCCACCCACAGCGACTCTTCATGTAAAAAATGGTCGCTGCCGGATTTCCCTCTCGGATGAGAGCCATCAACTTGCCACCAACAAAGGCGTTGGCCTTAGCCTTTCCCTTTTTTATGGCGGTGGCAAAATTGGCAAAATCTTTTTTTCGATTTCTCAAGGTTCGATAACTAATCCCGAGCGCGAGAGCAATCTCTTCCTCGTTGTCACAAACCTGAGCCAGTTGTTCAACCTTCTCCAGATCAATCTGAATGCGTGGACGAGTCCGCTTCTTTTGAACTTTTTCTTCCATGCCTTCAACCTTCTTTTGGTTAACTGGTCACATCGATGATCTTCTGAATTAAATCCTCAGGTCCGAAACTCTTAACGAAATCCTGAACCTGCTCTTTGTATTCGATCGGAATTGAGAGCGTCAGATTAAAGCGGTCTGCCTCGGGCTCCTCTTTTTCCGGTTCTTCCTCTTCCTCAGCGGGTTCGGTGGTTCCACACAACAAAGCATTCAACTCTTCGTCGGAAAAACCAGTGACCGGCGCCAAATCTGTATCCTGCAATTCCTGCAGCTCAATTCTCAAGAGATCAATATCCCAACCAGAATTAAGAGCAATTCGGTTGTCTGCAAGGATGAAAGCCTTCTTCTGAGCCTCAGACAATCCGGTTAATTCAATTGTCGGTATTACCTTCAGCCCGAGTTTCTTAGCCGCCTTCAAGCGTCCATGTCCGGCAATCACTCCGCCCTGATCATCAACCAAGATAGGATTGTTGAACCCAAATTCCTTGATCGAACTGGCGATTTGATTCACCTGTTCTTCAGAATGCGTCCGGGCATTGTTTGCATACGGAATCAAGTCATTAACCGGCCTGTAGAGAATTTTGAGTTCAGATTCTTTCATAGCTTTAAAAAGGTGCGCCCAGCATTTTCAGCCGAGCGCACTCCAACCAACCCCAAGGAGATAGTTTGTTAAGGCGGTTTTCTCCGCCATTCTCGTCAGGAGAATTAGAAATCCAGCGGAGTGAGCATCTTCTCGTTGAGAATCTAGGCTTGCTGGATGTTGTAAATGGCTCGGTGCTTAAGCCCACCGAGAGGCTGGCGGTTGTCGATAATCATTGAGGTCAATGAAACCGCTGAGATGTTGGCCGTCCGCCTGTTCTTTAATAATTCGATTTTGGAGTACGGGAGGACAATCGAAGATTGAGCGAACGGCCGAAAAACAAAAAGCCCCAAAATCGGGGCTCTCATGTAATCGATCGGCTTAGTCATTGCATCCTCTTTTCTTTGGACACACGGGCTCCTCCGCAAGGAACCCGTTCAGATTAAGCCTATCGGCGCCTGAGTATCACAGGCTTGAAATTGTCTTATTGACAATACCACACCGAGACACCCATTGCAATAAATGCTATTTCTTAGCTGGTGCTTGCACTTCCTTTAATTCTCTATCCGGGAATCTCGTAACACTAACCACGCCCCTCCGGAGCAATGAGGCAGAGGCAACGTCACTCAATGTCATATACGCGGCCAACCCAGAATTAAACTTGGCATTCTTCACGTTATGCACTGGAATGGTTTCTTTTCCATCACTCAAGAAGAGACTTATGTAATCGATTCCGAGGGCCTGATTTGTATCGTTCTTAAAAACTAACCGTACTTTCACATCCTTCGGACCATAAATCGTGGCTGATCGCGATAACTCATCAATCTTGGTTTTTATGTCTTTTCCAATAAAAACATTCATAAACTGATTGTTTTGAGAGGAACCGACGCAAATCTCATTGGCATTGCAATCTTTCAGCCCAATACCGCCCACTTTAAATGGAAGTTGAAACTGGGCAAAAGTGTCTATTCCACTTCCTCTCTTGCACCCCAAATAAGTGGCATTTGGGAAAACGTAGTTAATTTTTTGCTTGGCCTCTAAGACAGAAGAACTTTCTAGGTCGCTCTTGTATTCTTTGCATGCCGGAACTTCAATATCCAATCGGGCATTCTTAATGACCGGAGCGCCAAAAACTTCTGAGTATGTGACTGGCATCGTGATTTCAGATTTGCATCCAGCCAATAGAAGAGCAGTCAGTCCAACCAGGACAGAAAGGGATTTTTTATTCATTTTTGATCTCCTAGGGTTTGTATGTAATTTTTAAATTTTATCAGGGCAGGTTGAGAAATAATCCGGCGAATATCCCATCTTTACCTGAGACATTCGCACTGTTTTCCCTTATTGTTTTTCTGCTTTATCCTTTGCTGCTTCATAGGCTCTGAGCCTAAGAGCAAAGAAAACCAAAGATTCCTTAATCCAACCTTCTAGTTTTATATCCTTCACTTTCCAGATTTTCCGCCCAGCTCTACGTAGAGCATAATTATTGGAAAACACATAAAGGAGGATGATGTTTTTCGCCGTCTTAATGTTTAGTCCGCCTTCTCCAATCGTCAAAAATTCGGCCCCTGGCACATCCAGGTATTGCCAAACCAAGTTGAGCAAGTCTGCGTCTCTTTGGTCAACATTCATTCCAAAATCATCAGATCGATCGTCCGGACCAGAATAATCCTCAGAAAAATCAGTCTTGTTCCTCGTCAATGCGAGAGCTCTCTCTACTGCGTAGGCAATTGAGACGTTTTTGACAACACGATCACGATATGCCCGGCGCCAATTGTCCAAACGAGGTCTGAGATCATCAATGAGTTTTTGTTCTGTTTCTGTCATCCAAGAGTCCTCACGTAGCTAAACATGCAGTAGAGATAAACAATCCCGAGAGCTGACAGCCCCCAGAACTCAACCTTTTTTCTGAGTTTGTCGCGGCGTTCTAAATAATCCGTAATCCATTTAAAGATCCAAAGGAAGACAAATATCGCGACGTAGCAATTGATCATCCAGAAAACATAACCTTCAGTGCTAGTAGGCCAATACATTCCATCCCCCTCCCTCTTTCTTCGGTTTAGGTGTGACGATGAACAGCGGAATCGGGCACTCATCAGCGCACACTTTGCACTTCACTTTTGCATCTTCTTGGAAGATTTTTAGAGATCCCTTGACCTCATGCAGTTCTAGCGTTTTATCAGGACGCATGACCAAAAAATCAGGCGTGTACGAGCATCGGTTTGAGGCAATCTTCCACGTGAAGCGCTCGAACCAATATTTGAGGATTAACCCGGCGTTTTTCTGTTGCTCCAAGTAGTCCCGATAAGCGGCCTCGGTTCGGTTCATTTCACCGACCTTGAGCCTGCCTTTTGCTTGTAAAAACCTTTTCATTTATCCCTCCTGATTGGGTTTGTGTTGTTTGATTGAATTCTTTGATGCTGTTTCCAGAACATTAGAGTTCCGTTGAGCGATGATCTGAGCGTGTGAAGGCCAACGCTCAAACTGAGAGAAGAAGTCTCTCCTGCGTTGAATTTGCTCGTCTCCCGCTTGTTCAAATACCCTGCATCGAGCAAACGAGACCGGATAGCACTCGATGCCAGCGCCTTTGTCAGGATGGTGGCAGTAGATGTTCATGTCTCCAAAAGACTGTTTTGGAGGCAGATGCTTCTTTCCGTCGGGCCCTATCCAGTAAGCCTGAGCATGAATGCAGTAGAGGCAGCACCCGCTCATTCAGACTTCCTCCGGAAAGCACAAACGAAATCGACAGCAATAACCATCCCTAAAATCTTCAAGCTGTAATCAATGTTCGATCCCGAGTAGGCGAACCATGCAAAGTCGATAAGGCTTAATACTCCCCCGGATAGACCTACCAGAGCGAAGAAATTAAGAAAATCAAAGTTCATTTCATTCCCAGCTAAATAGCAACCGATCACACAGCATCCGAGCCCGTACACACAAAAATATCCAAGAATGTCCATGCTCAGCCCTTCAGAATCATGACGATTAAAACCAAGCAAAAAAGGACGAAAGCAGCACTAGCATCCATGTTTCGTATCCTCCTGGCTCGACTGTTCTCCGGTTAAATCAGCGTTGCGCTTCAACAAGCCCCAGGCCTTAAGGGTCGCCTTCCTGGCTTCATCCGGGTCAGCACATTCACTAACCCAATTGAACCAGTCAGATATGGATTCACCGTAGAGGTTCCGGCGTTCCTCGTCAGTCCAACGTACGACTTCCACTCCCTTTATTCGGTCAATTTGCATTCTTTTTCTCCTTTCGGATTTCAAAGGCCGCCCGGACAAGCAGCCCGAACAGCACCAAATTCACGAAGACCACCGGCGCCAGGATGATCATCAATAGCTGCCATGCACTCTCTGACATCTCGCACCTCAGTCGAATAAATCAGGTGTTGCCGGCTTTCTCATGGACTGACCTACAAACAGCGCCGGAACGCATTTGGAGCGAACACGGTCATAGAGACGATCACCGAGCAGAGAGCACAATCCCTCAGCACTGAGATTGCTCATCAGGATGGTTGGCTTGTTGGAGGTCATGCGAGTATCCAGAATCGAAAACAAGATCCTTCTTTCTGCGTCGGAGCCTTTCTGAACTCCGACCTCATCGATAACGAGCAGTTCGATTCCAGAGAAGTAGTTGAGAACTTCGTCCTCGCTTGTCTGGGAGCCCGGAACGTAACTTTTTCGAACTGCCGAGAAAATCTCGGATGTTCGGTAATACTTCGGGAACAGAAACTGGTGGTTAGCGATGAGAGCTGACACGATTGAACAAGCAAGATGGGTTTTGCCAGTCCCACAGCTCCCAAGGAAGAGCAAGCCATAGCCTCCGGCCTTTGCTTTCTCCCAGCCTCGAACGAAACGTTTTGATAGCTCAAGGGCCTTGCCTTGTTCAGCATTGAGAACCCGAAAACTGTCAAAGGATTTGCTTCTGTACTCGAGCGGCACTCGAGACTTTGCAACGCGCTCCTCAACCTCTTTCTTGGTTGCCTCTTGCCTCATTACAGCTTCAACAGCTTCTCTTGCTTCCCGTTGGTCTTCTTCGCACTGCGGGCACTTTGTTTGAGTCTTGAGGATGGAACCGAGATAGATTCCTTCGGCCTCATAATCCCCATGGATAGGACAGTTAAGAACCGTTTTTCGCTTAGTTAAAACTCCGGAAAGAGACGGATGGATGGAACCAGTCAGGCTCCCGATTGATACGAATGTTGTCATAGCAGAATGTTCCCCTTGTCATCGAATTTGCAGCCCTTCCTGTAGTAGTCCTCCGTAAAACCGCCCGGGGGCTCATAGGGCATAGGTGCTGAGTTGTTGCTGTTGGTTCCAGAGCTTTGTTTTCCGTGATTCCTTTCCTGATCTTGTATGCAGAATGTTCGGAAAGCTGCCTTGTAGTCGACGTACTCTTTCCCGTTTGATTTGCAGTACGAAATCATCTTTTGGAAGAGCAGCTGAGGATTGGCAATGTGGTATTGCTCAGCTACTTTCACAAAATCTTCCGGGATAGCGTCTCCGTCGTTAAAAGGACACGGTTGTTTAGCCTTTGATTTCCGTTTTGCTTTTTTCTCAACTGTTTCCGTTTTGGAAACTGTTTGACTCTCTGGTTCCGAGAAAGGAAGTTCATCTTCGGATTGGTTTTCAAGCCCAGAAGTTGTCGGCGGATTTTTTTCTTTTATATTTTCTTTTCTTATATGTTCTTGTTCTTGCTCTTGTTCTTGTTTTGCCAAACCCTTCCCGAAGTCTTCCTGAAAGCCTTTGCCATAGCCTTTCTCAAAGGCTTCCACAAACTCTTTAGGCAATGCTTTGAAGAAACTATCTTTTTGACTATTAAGAATAATTTCAGTCGACTTTGCAAGAGCGTAATTAGTTAGGTCGCATTCAGGAAGAGAGTCCAGAACGCTGTTCCATGATTTAACGACATTGGGATTTTCTGGAAAATTGAAGCGCAAAAAGTTCGGAACATAGATCAAAAAAGCTTCCGGATCGTACTTTATTAAACCCTTTGAAGAGAGTTCGTACAAGGCTTCAAGAAAGGCTTCTCCAAAGGCTTTCTCAAACCCTTTGTTTAGATATTCGTTGCCTCTTTGCTCGATTGCCAGAGATTCAAACGATGCTTTGAATGCACCAATAGGCGCAAGGTCCCGTCGACTTAGGATTGTGTACCAAGCCAGCTTTCCCTCTACCGACAATTCTCTAAACTTCTTATCGTTGCTGATGCGGCAGTCGATCTTTCTATAGATCGCCATAGTTGCCCCCTATTTGGATTTTTTCCAAGCTTTGAAATGTGGGAACGCGAGACGAAGGTAAGGAAGTCTCCCAAGAGGAACACCGTTCTTCGACCACTTAGTGACGGCGGCTGCACTTAACCCAAAGGTCTTTGCAATTACAGACTTCCGTTTGAACTCACCCAGAAGTTCATCAAAAACCTGCTCTTCAAGTTTTTTCATGATTTTACTTAGGTTAAAAATTAACGCTTATATATTAACTTAAAAATTTACCTAGGTAAACCAATTCGGTGTTAACTTAGGTTAAATTTATCTCACACAGACGGAGGAACGTATGAGAACGAATGACTCTCAAAAAACGTGGACAGACCGCTTAAATGAGGCTTTAGCGTTGCGCGGAAAATCTCCGGCGGACATATCAAAGGCAACCGGCATCACACCTGCCGGAATCAAAAAATGGATCGATGGCGATGTCTCAAGGCCGAAATTCGATGACGTTTTTGCAGTTTGTTCATTCTTGGATATCACCACAGAATGGCTCATGAAAGGCATCGGATCAATCAACGACAAAACCATGCCTGCTGCCAACATGGTCTCCATCCAACAAGTTGACTTTTATGGCTCTTGCGGTGTCGGAGTGATGAATTTCGAGGACTATCCGGAAATCAAGACCCTTCAAGTTACTCCAGCGTGGTTCTCTCGGAACTTTTCTTTCTACAACCCAAGAGACGTGAAGATCATCACTGCGCTTGGTGACTCCATGGAGCCAGAGATCCGTGACGGGGACGCCGTGTTCATTGACATAACAGACAAAGAAACCTTAAGGGATGGTATATACCTGTTAGTGGTTGATGGAGAAGCCTATATCAAACGAGTACAAAAACTAATAGGTAAGAAGATCGCACTCCTATCAACGAATAAAGCATATAAGGACATTGAAATCAGCCTTGATTCTGATATTGAGGTCCGCATCATCGGACGGGTAATCAAAAGTTTGAAGCTCGTGGACATTTGAAATGAACGAAAAAACAACATTGGCAGAGCGTTTAACCTTGGCGTTAAGTGATTCCGGTTTAAAGAAAAGTGACATCGCTAGGTTATGTTCGATCTCTCCGGCCTCGGTTTCTGATTGGTTTACTGGCAAGTCGAAAAGCATCAAATCTATTTATCTTCCCAAGGTTGCCAAATTGCTTGGCGTTTCTTCAACGTGGTTAGCAACCGGTAACGGACCAATGAAGTCCCCAAATGTTCTGGTGACGGAAGAAGTTTGTGATGACGACGATTGGGTAGAAATTCCCGAATACAAAATTAGGTTTGCGGCAGGATTTGAACAAAATTCAACGTTAGAAGAACTTGCTTCTGAATATAAAGCCGCTTATCGCCGTTCTTGGTTCCAGCGAAAAAACATCAACCCAGAAGACTGCAAACGGTTCAAAGTAAAGGGGGACTCTATGGAACCTCTTTTGCTCGACCACGATGTCGTCTTGGTCGACTGCTCGAAAACTGAGATTATAGATGGTCGAATTTATGCCTTTGTTTATGGAGATGCTTTACGCGTTAAAAGACTCTATAGAAAGATTGACGGCTCAATAATGGTTCATTCAGAAAATCCAAATTTTCAGGATGAAACTATTAAGCCGGAAGACACAGAACAAGTTCAAATTATTGGTGAGGTCATTGAACGCTCCGGCTCCGTTTACTCAGCCCGAAGATACACCTAAAAATATAAATACCCAGAAACAACGTTCCTATTGGAGATTTCAACAAGATACAAACCGATTTAAGTGGATATTGGAAAGTCCAACAACGTCACCACAACCAATAACTGAGAGCAGGAAAGAAAAATGGCAGAAGAATTAACTGTAGATGTCGCCAATGCGGATTTCGATGAAATCAAACAGTTTGATGAAGAAAGGCGGGAATTTTGGTATGCAAGAGACTTATGGAAATTACTTGGCTACTCCTCTTGGCAAAAATTTGAACCCGTGATTAAAAAAGCGGTCACCGCTTGCAGAACCGCTGGAATACCTGTGGGAGACCATTTTAACCTTGTGGATAAGATGGTCTCTCTAGGATCTAATGCGGAAAGAAGCATAAAAGACATTGCGCTTTCGAGGTATGCATGTTACCTCATCGTGCAAAATGGTGATCCCTCCAAACCCATCATTGCCATGGGACAAACCTACTTCGCAATTCAAACTCGAAGACAAGAATTAAGCGACCAAGAAAAATTTGAAGCGCTATCTGATGAAGAAAAAAGAGTCCACCTAAGACATCAATTATCTGACCACAATAAGCATCTCAGTAGCGCTGCTCATGATGCCGGAATTACAGAACCTAAAGATTATGCAATTTTCCAGAATCATGGTTATCGGGGGCTTTATGGAGGTCTCGGACAACAAGACATTCATAAAAGAAAGAAGTTAAAACAAAGTCAGAAAATTCTTGATTACATGGATTATGAAGAATTAGCAGCAAACCTCTTTCGTGCCACTCAAACAGAAGCAAAGCTTCGGCGTGAAAATATTACTGGCAAAGAAAATGCCAACAGAACGCACTATGAGGTCGGAGCAGCAGTACGGAAAACGATTAAAGACCTCGGGGGAACAATGCCAGAAGACCTTCCAACCCCATCTAAAAGCGTAAAGGCTTTAGAAAGAGAGTTGGAAAAGAAAAAGAAAATTTCCAATAAATAGATCAATAAAACAATTTGTCTAAGCCGCCTCCGGGCGGTTTTTTATTGCCGCGAGAGCAGCTTTTTTGTTGCCGTTCGTGTGGTCTTTTTTTTACTAAAAAATTTATCTAAGTAAAAATACTAAACGTTTTACTTTACTTTTTAGTTTACCTAGGTTAATATCTGTTCATCGATTTATTAACTCAGGTAAACAATGTTCCTCTAATTCCTACAATTCCAGAATCCGGGCCATGGAGTACTAAACCCGGACGCAGCAGACAGAAGCAGAACCTGTGAGCGAAAAAATTCGAAACGGCCGAATGCGGGCGGTGCTGTTCACGCGAAGACACACAATCGGACAACAGCAGTCAGTGAAATGAATGACTTAGGCAAAAGGGTAGCCAGTCAGCATTTTTCAGCTAGAGACCTCTGACAAATAGCGCATTTGAGATGCACGCAGTATCAAGAACAGCAAACCTGCGTTGAGGTCCCGAGAAGCTAACCAGAAGAGGAAACAAAACCAAGAACAGAAACTCGGGCGTCCCAGTCTCGTGAACTGGGTGAGCTAAGCGCTCTCGCAAGAGAAACAGTAGAGCGCAAACAAAAACTTCCTCCGGATTCTCCTGAATGTATCCGTCCTAGCGTGTCACAACTCCGGAGGGAGTTTTTGTTTTTTGAGGAGATAAAAATGGAAAAACCGAAGAAATTAACGAAAAAGCAAAGGCTCGAATTACTGGAGCAGAAAAGAGCTGCCAAGGCTTATTGCGACGAGTTGGCCAAACGAAATGAGTTCGACTATGGAAACTGTTGGGATTATGCCTGCGAGTTTGGGCGCGGTTGGGAAGTCGATGAAATCTACAACTACCTTCGTCGGTACTGTTGAAAATTCAAAAGCGCCGGCCTGCCGCTAGGACAGTTTCCGGCGCCCGCCACTGGGACGCATTTCTCAGAGTTCTCACTCTGCATTCCGTCTGGGGCTGACCACTCGGATCAGCCCGATCCAATCCGTATAAGCAAATTATAGACGGAACTCCAACTTGTACGTTTTTTGAACAAGTTCATTCACAAACCTCTTCTCTGCCAAATCCCTTGTTTCTGTTCACTGAACGGCAGCAGAAGAGGTTTCTGAATGAATTGACCATCAAAGGAGATGAAAATGGAAAGACTTGTAATTGATAAACGGGATTACTCAGACGTTGAGGACGCTCTGAAGTGTTCCGGGAAAGCTGAACAGATTGCCGAACTGATTAACGATTTTGAGTATGAGCTCAAAAATTGCCAGCTTGCGGACGAGTCTCTTCAAAAGAATCTTGACGAAATAAATAGTTTTTTCAGCGAGGAGTCCGAACGCCTTATGAACCTGGCTGAGGGAAAGTTCAGATAACGAACCGGGATAGGAGAAAGCGATGAGCATTAAAGAACAAGATGCACTGTGCCTCCTTTGTTGTGGGAGCCTCACTCTTCCGATGAGTAAAGAAGAAATGGAAGGACTACTGAAAGTTTTTATTGATGGCAAGTTGACCTGCATTGAATTTACTCAAAGGAACAACAATATGACAGCCATAGATAGAGCCAAAAGAATCCATGAGCTGTCATCCCAAGCTTTAGAAGCCAACAAGTTGCTTGAGCAATTACTTCACTATGATCAAAAGGCAGCAGGTTCAGCCGGCTTCAGCTCCGATTACTATGGCGAGCATGAATAATCTGAACAGCTCGCTCCAGATCGAAATCAATTTCTTCAAATTCTTTGATCATCTTTTCTTCTAATCGGCCTATACGGGTTAGAGCCTCGAAAAGGTCTTTTTCGGCCTGATCCTCTTTTGCATCACGGCCTCCCCCGATGTTGATTTTAGGGAGGCTGAGCGTGCCGTTTTGAACAAAAGCAATGATTAGCTTTTGAATGAATTCTTTATTCATCTTTTCCTCCATTGAGATAGTTGAAAGTTTGCAAATTAATTATCTCGCAGAGGTGACACCCCGGAAAGACGGGGACTTCTTCAGACCACCTTTCAGAGTCTCTCGGGCTTTTTCACAAACTTTGTTAGTTCCAATTTTTGTAGCTTAGGGGGACTCCGAAATGTGGTCTTTTTAATAGGAAACTTCAAATGATAAAGATTGAAAAGGAAGACTTTAAGAAAATCCTAGCGCTGGCTGACGGTAAAGAAAAAATGTTCAGCATTGAGCAACAAATCACTGAAGTGATAACGCTTTTAACTTCTACTCGAATTTACTCAAAAGACTGCACAGACGTTCAGGAGCTCAGGAGAATCATTTTTTATCTCAGAGCTACAAGAAACGAGCTCAACGCAGTGATCGAAAAAATAATCAGCCGCAACAAGTAATTCTGAATGTGGTCTTTTTTACATAGATAAATATTTAGAGCCCCTCTCACGGGGCTTTTTTCATGGAGAAAACATCATGAGAGGCATGAATGGAATCCAGTTAGCAGTTTTCACAGCAGGTTGGGTTTTGTTGTTAACGGTCATCGGACGAGTCCTGAAAGCCAAGACTGAAGACGGAGAAAGCGTCCTTCTGGTGGCTTTTGCCTGCGCCCTTTTCTTCGCCGTCCTCATTCTGCTGATGTTCATTCCTGAACTCATGGCGAATCCATAAAGAAAAACAGATTTTGCAGTTCTTTTTATTAACACCAACACACGCAAGGAAAAATCATGACAAAAGACAAACAACAATGGCTCGAGGGCCGGCGCCGGGGTATCGGCGGTTCTGACGTGGCAGCTGTTCTTCAGCTGAGCCCGTGGAGGACCCCTTTGGACGTCTGGAACGATAAGCTTGGACTCTCTCCGGAACATGAAATGACCTCTTCCCTTTACTGGGGAACGACATTAGAGCAAGTTGTCGCAAAGGAGTTCGCTCTTAGAACCGGTTTCAAACTGCAAAACGTCAACCACCAGTTCGCTGATCCGGAAACTCCTTGGGCGATTGCAAACATCGACCGAGCAATTATCAATCCGGATATTGCAAAGCGGGTTCGTCCGCTTGAGATGACTGAGAAAGAAATTGCCAAATATGGCTATCGTCCGATCACGACAGACATTGCGTTTGAGGCCAAGACCGCTCATGCATTTACTGCAGATCTTTGGGGCCCTTCGCAGGAACTTGAGATCAAACAAAACAACCTGAGAACCGAGCATGAAATCCCGCTTTATTACGAGACGCAAATTCAGTGGTATTGCGGAATTTTGAGGCTTCGAGGAATGTACTTGGCGGTTCTAATCGGAGGATCTGATTTCCGGATGTACTGGGTAGATGCTCGTCCGGATGTATTCCAGGTCATCAAGGAAAAATGCTCTGCATTCTGGAACAACTATGTTCTAACTAAAACGCCTCCGGAACCGATAAACATTGAGGACGTTCTAAAGCTCTACGGGAGATCTAATGGTAAAGCTATCGAAGCTCAAGGTGATCTGGCTATTAACTACGGCGAATATGCTCGCCTCAATGGCGAAATTAAAGAACTCAAGAAGCAACAAGACGCGGTTAAAGCCAAGATCGCCATCGACATGAAAGACAACGAAATTCTGACTTTGGACGGCAAGAAGGTTTTGACGTACAAGACCCAGACATCCAAGCGCTTCGACTCAGACTCTTTCAAACAGGAACACCTGAATGATTACTTTGACTATCTAAAAGAGAGCTCCACTCGCGTCATGCGTGTGTGCGCGTAACCTTTTAGGTTGATGGCTACACAAAATGAGCAGGGTTTCTACTGATAAAAAGAGCGGTTTTGTGTAATATTCGCTTCGAGCACTACAGTACGGTGCAACAAGAAAAGGCTTTCTCGGTTGAGCCGGATCAACCGAGCCAAATTCCCTCCAAGCCCGCACAAGCGGGCTTTATTTTTGCCTCTGGCTTATTTCTCGTAACTCTTAATCAACCAAAGCCCCTCCAGTTCGAGGGGCTTTTTCATAGGAATTAAATTATGTCTACATCCGACCAACTCGCCGCCGCTGTCGGCGCACCTTCTGCACCAGTCGCAAAACCAAAGACGAAAGCTCCCGCGATCGTTCAACAGGTCCTTTCCGACCAGTTTAAAAAGCAACTCGCCTTGGCCGTCCCAAAACATCTGAGCGCTGACCGGATGGCAAGAATTGCCGCGACCGAACTGCGTAAAACTCCAGCCCTTCTCAATACCACACCGGCCTCGTTCCTCGGAGCGGTCATGCAGTCAGCTCAGCTTGGACTTGAACCCGGGTCTGCTCTTGGGCAAGCATACCTTGTCCCCTACGGTAACCAGTGCCAGCTAATCTTGGGCTACCGCGGAATGATTGACTTGGCAAGAAGATCCGGACAAGTTTTGTCTCTGTCCGCATTCGCAGTCCACGAAGGTGACGACTTTAATTATCAACTCGGCCTCCATCCGGACATTCATCATGTACCAAGTGTTGAAGCCGACCGCATTAAAAAACCGATCACCTTTGTCTACGCAGTCGCTAACCTCAAGGGAGGCGGATACCAGTTCGAAGTGATGTCTCGCGCTGAGGTTGAGGCTGTTAAAGCGAAGGCTAAGTCAAAGAACATCTGGAACGCGTATTTTGAACAGATGGCCCTGAAAACGGTTATCAGACGCCTCTTCAAATACTTGCCAGTTTCAATTGAAGCCCTGCAGGTGGCTAATGTTGACGCGAAACGAGAGGCCGGGGAAAAAATCGACCCGACAGATGTTATCGACATCAATGCCGTTTCTGTTGACGATTTCAAGGACATTCAGGACGCCGAAGTCATCGAACAGGAACCTCAGCAACAGACTGAAGAGCACAAGTAAATCAATAAGGGAGGCCCCGAAGAGGGGCCTAACAATATGCAGACTATTATTTTTGAAAAATCATTCCCTGGACGCCCGACGATATACCGAGTTTTTTATTGTGGCATCTTATGCGGATTTCTTTTTAAGAAGCACAAAGGCTGGAAAAGCATTTTCTTTGTAAATTGTGCTCCCCCAATCAGAGAGTTCAAAACTTTAAAAGAAGCAAAGCACTACGTGCGTGCTTGGTACGACAGAAACGGTCTATTTTCATTCGCACTGAGATGAAGCAATTCGAATACAACAAAGATGACCTCGATCTCATGTACTCGGCGTTCAGCGTCGATTTTGGAGAAGATCATCCGCTCAGCCCTACCGATTTCATCCGGGCAAACGGAATCCTGAGAATCATCGAAAAAGGAATTGAGTCGGAGGACTACTTCAGTGATGAACGGCGGGAATTCGTCTATCAGATCACAGAAGAACTGCACAAGCACATTCTCCGGTTTTTCGAAGAGTGCATGCTAGCCCTGATGAATGCCTCAGAACTAAATATGTCAAAAAACGGGGATCGTTTCTTGGCATACAAATACTCCGACTGGTACTCAACATTTAGGGCCGCATACGATCAACTAGCGGCTAAAAGAGGAATAAATGGGACTCAAATTCAAACTTATTGATGGGAAGGTTCGAGTCGAGTATAGAAGCAAAAAACTACGTTACAACCTTGTTATCGGCTTCATCAAAGACTACGGAGACCTTGGATTTACGTTCTGTCTGGAATACAGCCTTTACGCACTGTCTGACGGTAAAGACCTTGGAGCCTTTTTATTCTCTCATCTAAACAACCAATACTTTTCTTGTCCACTCGATGCTGAGGAAGAAGTCAAACGCGTCATAAAGCTGTTTGAGCATTTGGAAGGCATGCGAGCCGCTAAAGGAAAGAGTTATTCATAGGGACAACTTGTCCCCAAGAGATCACACTATGAGCGAAATTAATTTCCAATCTAAAGGCAAAAAATCGTATGTCGTGAAATTAGACGACACAGCAATCGGCAGACTGGTCAAAACCAACGAAGGATTTTGGAAAATAAGTCTAGGCGTACTCGATGATCAGGATCTGTATTCCCTTCTCAATTCATTAAACCAAGAGCCCTGCAAGTGCAGGGCTTGGGAGAGAACTATGAAGAATAAACGTCAACCTCTCTATAACAAAGATGAATTCTGCAAGCTCTTAGGGCTTCCTGCTAAAAAGTTCTGGCAGATAAAAAAGAACCCTTTCTTTCCAGAATCTCGATTCTTTGGGAAAAAAGAGTATTGGGAAAAAGACAAGGTTTTGAAATTTGTCAGGCTGGTGAAACTTGAAATAAAACTGAATCAAGCTATTTTCCAGTCAAACAAATTATTTTCTGAATTAACCAAGCTGGAGAAAGAGATTTCTGCTTGCCCTCCTATTCTGAAAACTAGGACAAAAGGGAACAAGATCAACTTCGCCATAAACTGCGAGAGACTGTTGTTAATCAGAAGGAGACAGTCTTTGATCGATCTCTACAATAAAAAATTTGGGGACATTATGGCAGTTACTGAAATTGGCTCCTATCTCATTCCAGATCACCTCATTGAATACGTCCAGGAACGCAACAGAAGGAACAGGTTATGTGGGTAATCAAAGACCCAGAACTAAAAACATATTTAGCGATAAATAAGTAACCAGGAGCCCTGCGAAAGCGGGGCTTCTCTTTTGAGGCCAATATGCAGTTCGAATTCATCGATTACAGCGGCTGCTTTCCAAACCTGTGTGCGGGGAAGCTGACATTTAAGGCAGACGGCAAACAATATGCAGGCTATGTAGACATGATCTCTGGCGGTGATGTTTGGTTTGATGATCACTGGAATGAGCATGTTGAAGAGGGTCCATGGGACGATCTCTCCGGGCCTCTATTAAAAGAGCATCCAGAGCTACTGGAACACAAAACCGAGCTCCTCAAAATGATTAACGAGAATGTACCTCACGGCTGCTGTGGCGGCTGTGTATAGGAGAAAAACGATGTGGAAGATTAAAGACCCTGAATTAAAAGCGAAGGTGAATCAATTCTTCACGGATAAAGAAATTCATGAAGAATTTGAAAAAAACACCGATTTATATAACTACTTCCGATTATCTACCGTTAACAAAAAAGGTCTGTGTGTAACTATCACAGTCGAAAAAGAGTTAGTTGAATTCGTTCCTGAGTATCAAGAAAACGACTGGAACCCATATCCGACTGTAACGCCCCCGGTTGACGGGAAAAAGTGGCTTACGCAGGATGAAGACGGAAATTTAGCTATACGATCATTTACACGCTCGTTTGAAGAAGGAATCGATTACTCCTGGGAGGACCATGACGACAGACTCATCGTTGCATTCAGATCCCTCCCCGCCCCATATCAACCGGAGACGAACAAATGAAACTAGAACTTGAAAACACTGACGATCCTCGAAATCACCATTTTGATGAACTGGATCAAATAATCGTTCTTTTAAACAATCCAGAAACTGGTGAGCAGTTCTATGAAATCCTCACTTATGTGAACGATGACTTTGTTTTTGGCGGACCGAACAGTGATCCGATGGATTTTGACACTCCCTTTCCCGGCCCCGAATTGATGAGATGGGAGAAAATTGATGTGTAATGATGAAGATCCAATCCTCAATATCTCTCAAGCCGAAAGAGGTAGAAAAGAACGGCTTTTAACCGAAATTGCACAAAATTACCTCGGCGAACGTGGTTTCAAAGCAATCCCGCAATTCACTATCCACAGGACGTTTGAATATCGTATTCACCCGGGTAACGAACTTCGAGAAGCGATAGAGAAAGATGTATTTTTCAATGAAAATCTTGTTTCCGGCGGTGTTTGGAATACGGAAATCTCTTACCGCAACGGTTATGAGCACCGACTAGACGTGCTGGGAATTGGCTACGGTATGGAGCTTTGCGGCATTGAAATTAAATCCTGCTGGGATGATTTCCGGACAGATAAAAAATGGCCGTCCTATATGGACTTTTTAAACAGGATGTACATTCTTGCGGACGAACCTACAGCCGTGAAGATCGCTGCCTACCTGAAAGACCACAATCAGTGTGTCAAAGACGGACTTTGTAGGTGGTGTGATTTCATTCTGCATTGTCGTCCACAATCAAGAAGGTCAACACCTGCTCCAGCCAATCCTATTTGTGCTGGTGTCATAGCAGCTATGGATGACGGAACCACAAAGATCATCAAAAAAGCGATGAGGTTGCCAGCTGATGGAAAAACAACGGAACTGGTAAACGCAGTGGCTCGGAGCCTTACTTACCCGGGCCAGTTCTGTTATGTCGATTACAGCCCTGAAAGAGCTTATTCGTATGGAGAACTGCGATGACGAAAAAATGGAGGCCAAACGATATCAAAATCGCCAAACTCCTGCGGAAACATTTCAGCGATGATGATATCGATAACATTTTTAATAATGCGATGGAAAGAGGAGATTATCCGGAAGAATGGGTTGAATTTGAAATAAAAATCAACCCTTTGTTGTATACGGCTTATCAAGTTAAGTCTTCAGCATTCTCCTCATGCGAGGATTTTCTTCCTGATGTTTGGAACCCTTATCCGGAAATCCTTCCTCCGGAGGAAGGTGAATACCTCATCACGGTAAAAATCGGTGAGCGATCAGAAGTTCGGATCGGTCGTTGGGGTTTAGTTGGCGGTGACAGTGAATGGGTTGGAGAAATACAAGCCCAGATTCAGGGATTCAAAGAACTGCCAGAACCATATAAAAGGAAAAGCAGACATGGATAAAGACAAACAAATCAAGATCGTAAAACAGCTCAGAGAGCGTTTCGAGGACGATGTTTATAGTCTTTTGCAAGATTGGGTCGATGCTCTGGATGAAGCTGGAACCGGAGATGAATTGCCGGGAGAGCCGCTCATGGATGAATACACCAGAGTATTCAAAGCCAAAGATGTAATAGGAAGCTTTGACGATTACGAAGACGAGACAGAGGAATGACCTAATGGAAATAGCTCTTACTCACACTGGACCTATTCCCTTTGATGACTTCCCGGACGGAAGCCTTTTTATTTGCCGGATGTGCAACTTTGAGAAGAATCCTAATGCCTCGCATTACAACGGAAGGATTTTTCTACTCCGGCACTATAAAAGCGGAGACTACGCAACATTGACGATGCCCGGATGCGATTTCGGATATTTCTACAAAGGCGAATACGCCAAGCGAGATTTGCAGGAATTGACCTACGACGCCTGGGAGCCAGTAACGTTCAAAGTTGAAAAATAACGAGCCCTCTTCGGAGGGCCTTTTTATTAGGTGACAACATGAAAGATCGACCGGTGTCTGATCTTAGGTACACAATAACCTGGAGGAATCCATATAAACCGAGACCTGCAGGCCTGCCGAAGATTTTATGCAGCAGTCCTTTTGAGGAAGAGTTGACCCTTCCTTTGATTATGGCCGCCAACTGGGGCCTTAGCGCGTGGGCCATTGGCATCTACTTCGAACATCCAAAACCAAAAAGAAAGATGGACGAAGAGAAACGAGCGGCCATGAGAAAAAAGAGGATGCACACGCGAATTGAGAAGACTGCTCCACTGTTTGCTGATGAATTTGAGAAGAAAGAACTCGAGAAGCGGGCTGATTATTTTGCCGGGAAGTCCCAGGTTGATGAAGCTGAACTCAACCAGAGAATGGATGAATTCTCTGGCCTGATGACACCGGGAGAGGCTATTAAATACATGCTGAAACTTGGCGTCCCTACCGAGCTTTCTGACGAGGATAAAAAACTCGTCGAAGAGGTCAAGCGCTTCCGTGCAAATGAAATGAAATTTTCTTCCGAAGAATTCAGGCTTAGTTGTCAAAAGAGAGCTGCTGAGAAAGCAGAGAGGAAACGAAAAGCGCTTGAGGCTTTAATGGACATCCGGAACGAGCCTCTTTTTGCCGGACTTTGAAAATGACAGATATTAGTTATATTGACCGCTGGATGGATTACCCAGGAGATTCAATACCCGAACATCGGATTGTTATGTCCATCACGCGGTCAGATAAGTTTGAAGACCTCGTAGACATAACGTATTACTCAGTGCTGGGGCCAATCCCAACATCGTCATATACAACCCATTTCTTCCGCTTCCTTCCGGCCAAATTTGGTGAATATCCTCCGGCGCCGGATGAAAGGTATTGGAAAGACAGAGACAACCAAACTCCTACGCTATTTGACGATCTCGAGAACGAGTACCTGCCTGAGGAGCGATGGTTCGGTTATCCGGAGTTTAAGCCGCAGCTGGATCAAATTTGCATATTCAGATACATGGAAGAGGGCTTCAATTTTTATGACATTGATTTCTACGAAGGAAGAACCTGGCGGCTTCGGGAGAAGACAATTTTCGCCTTTATGCCAATAGCTTCTCCGGAAGGATTTCGCCGGCGCCGGTAATAAAACTTATTCCGAGAGTTGTACGAAATGACCGTACACACAACCAAACGAATTAAAACAGACAACTGGAGACCAAGATGAGATTCAGCAATAAAACGATTGAACAGTTGGCCAATCAAACAATCAATGGTGAGAACAGCATTGAGTTAGAAATTGACACTAACCTCGAATTAGGAGAACCCGAGGCGGTAGACCGCATCGGTGTTGAAGTGGATGCCTACTCCGACCTGAAACCGTTCGAAGATGATGAAGTGGTTGTCACATTATGGATGAAAGGACACGATGGCCTCTCAACCAGTTATCTGAACTTAGATATTGAAGATGCCGAAAAGTTAGGAAATCTTCTGCTCTTCCAATGCAAAGTAGCTCGCCGAGTCAGAGAGAAAAAACATCTTCTACTAAAACATTCTGATCAAACAGCCGCCGATTGAGCGGCTATATTTTTATGGAAATTGCCAAACTTTTTGAATCGTTTTTTGAATGTTCTGAGGCGTACAAAATAGTTGATCTTCTCAAACAGACGGTCCTAAATCAGAGCGAGAAGAATCATTTTTTTGAATACCTCGTTTCTAACAACGTAGATTTGAAAATCGACTTCCTGAGGGACCTGTTTCAATCCGAACATGGAGATAGGGATAAATTCAAACAGGATTTCACACCTGACTCTATCGCCCAGATTATCGCCTCTCAGATGACGGATTCCGGGTCGGTTGCTGATATATGCAGCGGAACAGGAACCTTACTTATACAGATCCTGAACAAGTTCCCGGACGCGTTCTTACACGCTGAGGAACTTAGTGACCGTGCTATTCCCTTCCTTCTGACAAATCTGGCTATCCGGAATGCAGAGGCTGAAGTTCTTCATCTGGACGTTTTGACCAAAGAATTAAAAGCGGTTTATCGGCTCAGCAAAGGGGAACGATTTTCCACTATCACCGTCTCCTCCGATGAGCCAGAGTTCCGGACATTTGATTTCGTAGTGATGAATCCGCCCTACTCTGTGAAATGGACTCCAGTAAAAAGCGAAGAGAACAAGGCTTTCGGTCTTGCTCCAAAATCCTATGCAGACTTTCAATTTGTGCTGCATGGCCTACATCATTTGCGTGATGCCGCGAAATTGATAGCCGTTCTTCCTCATGGAGTTTTATTCAGAGGAAACGGAGAAAAGACGGTCAGAGAGAATTTGATCCGAGCAGGGCTTCTGGAGTACGTGGTCTGCCTTCCGGACAAACTTTTTTTTGAACACCTCAATTCCTGTTTGTTTGCTGGGACTGAGCAAACAAAACAACCGTGGGACCTTATTTGTTGACGCCTCTAAGTCCTTCAAGAAACGGTCAAAACAGAATGAAATGCTTGATGAGCATGTTCAGCTCGTCATTGAGGCAATCCGCTGCAGGAATTCAATCCAGGGCTTTTCGAAATTGGTTTCACCAAACGAATTAGAAGAGAACGATTTCAATCTCAATATTCCCCGATACGTTGACAGATTGGAGCAAGAAGAACCGGTCGACTTCGCAAAATCTGTCCGGGAACTGGTTCAGATAGACGGCGAAATCAAACAGACGGAAAAGGAACTTCTTGGACAAATTAAAAAGCTAACCGGATTTAGCTATGAGGAAGCAATGGAGATTAATAAGTGGGAAAAACAATTATTAGGTCGCTCTCGGAGTGCGCCACGATCGAAAGAGCAAAAAAAGGACAACTCTACTCAGCTGGAACTATTTTGATCCCGATTTCCGGAGTGAGCAGAAACAATTGCGAAGTCAAAATTTTAAAAACTGATTCTCTAGTAGATGGGCGGTATGTTTGCGTGAATTCAAAAAACTATCCGCCATATTTTTTGTTCTCTGTCATCGAGTACAGCTTGCCCAACTTCCTAAGCCGTTATCTGCAGACTATCAATATCGCTTTTGAAGACATTGGACGGATGAAAATCAAAATCCCTACTAATGACCGGGTTATTTATCTGATTGATAAAACCATGCAGGCAATGGATGAGAACCAAGAGCGCATAGAGAACCAGATCATTGAACTGCAAAAAATTAAGAACTTCTTCCTACAGAAAATGTTTCCAGATACACAAACCAATAAGTGAGATTACTTTAACAGAGGAATCAAAAAATGAATGAATTGACGACTCTTCCGCCACCGACGTTAGAAATTATTGATGGTGTTCCTACAGTCCTGTCTACCGTCGTAGCGGATTATTTCGGATACCGTCATGACAATTTGCTTCAGATCATTAGAGGCCTGATCGCTCGAAATTCAGAGCTTTTATGTCTCCTATATTTTCAGGAGACAACCACAAGCCGTCCGCATCCTAAAAATCCGGATGTCTTTATTGAGTCCCCAGCATTCAGAATGAATCAAACGGGCTTCAACATTCTGGCGATGAAGTTGTCCGGAAAAAGAGCAGAACGATATCAAATCAGATTTGCACAAGCCTTCGAAGCAGCAGTGAAGGCTTTACAGAACATTAACCTGTCGACGTATCAGAAGGCCCTGCGACTGGAGGCAAAGTTCGACGAACGAAAACGGCAGATTAGTTTCTGCGCCTCTTCTCTCGCCAAATGGAAAGATGAAAAGAAAGTGATGCTTTTAAAAATGGACGAGTATCAAAAAGACGTACAGATGTCCCTTCCTTTCGATTCAATCCTTATCGAAGTACCGCACTAAATGAATACATCAAAACTCTGAGCATCCGTTTCCTGGGTGCTCTTTTTTTATGGATAAAACAATGACAGAACCGATGGAATTTACAGAAGCCGTCTTCCAACAGGTGGTCGGTAAGTATCGAATCAGGGTTGAGTTCAGAAACTACTGGAGCCCTCCTATGGCATGTTGGGCACAGGCATTCAACTCCTATTTTTGCGAAGCCTCTGATGTCTACATGGATGAATGCTACGACTATCCCTGGCGTCCTTTTATTCACTCTACAGGCTACTCAGACGACGGGAAACCAATCCCCATCACAAGGGAAGCAGCCGCGAAAGCCATCACCAATGCGTACAAGGAATTGACCCTGACACCGGAAGAACGACAGGCAAGGCGCGAACGATCAGAAAAGATCAAACGAGAAGTCAGAGAACGGCTTAGAAAACAAGGACTCATTAAATGAACTTACAAGAAAAGCTACAAGCTATTGCAAACCATTACGGCATGGACCTTCAGGCCATCAAACTGGCCGAAGAAGGAGCAGAACTGGCCGCTACCACGTTGAAGAACGTCGGTCTCATGATTCAGCAAGAGAACGGTGAAGGCGGTGAATCAATCGCCCAAAAACGAGCTGAGGCTATGGAAAAAACTGACGAAGAAATAGCTGACGTTCTCTTAGTGTCTCGGCAAATGGAATATCTGTTGCTTGAGTCCCCGGAATATGACGAAAAAATCACTCGGCTAATGAACGAAAAAGCCGACCGCCAGTTATCAAGAATCAAGGAAGAAGCAAAATGAACATTACTAGAATCAGCCTGAAGCAAACAACCGAAAATATTCAAATCCCCGACTGGGCGAAGACAATCGTCATCCACGCAGACACTACGGCACCGTACTCGGAGAAAAAATTACAGCAAATCTACGGGCTGTTTTTCAAAACACTCGGCATCACAGACGAATCCAGAACTAAATACACGCTTCGTTTTCACGTGAGATTCGATCGTCCTGACTCTGATTACTACGTTGAGTTTGCTGACATGATCATCAACGACCGCGTGAGGTTCTGACAATGCCCAGGAACAAGAAACCTCGGAAAAAATTCACATGTCGAAAGATTGAGATTCCGCGCATCTCTGAGGAACGCATTGATGTGATTATCGACACGATGACGAATGTCGGATTCTCTGTTGAACTTAAATTGCCCTATGGCAAGTTTGATCGAGATGATATGAGAGCTCTGGCAGATTTCAGCAACCTGACAGGCGTGACATTTAATGAACTGGGGGAGGATCGGTTGAGTGAGGAAGATCTTATTTCTTCCAATGAGCTGCAGTGTGCTCTCTCAGATAGTCTGACATCGTTATATCTTCGAACATACAAGAACAAAGCTAAGTTCTATGTTCCGACCGCGGACGAGCTCAAAACAATTCAAGAGGCCGTCACTTTCTTCCTCCCGGTAATGGAGGAAATTGTTAAAGACAGCCCAAAACTAATCATCAAATTCTGGAACAAAACAAAGAATCTAATGACGCGCCCGGATGGTGCGTATAACGGAGTAAAGGTTTCAAGCTATGAGTAAGACAAGATTGATCCGTATCCCGGAGATCGCAGAGATCTCCGGACTTTCTGTCTCAACAATAAAAAATTATGTTAACGGCGGGTATTATTCGAAAAGAGGCTTTGTACCCAAAGATGTTGGTTTTCCCAAGCCGGCAAAGATCATCAACAACATCCGCCTTTTCGAAGAAAGCAAGATCCGCCGTTTTTTCAATATCGCGTAACTCACTTAGGAGTAATCAGACTAAAGCAATATTCAGCCCAGGCGCTCATCATTTCCCGGCGCCTGATAAACGATTTATTCCGCTCGTATGCGCCGTTGTACGCATCTTGAACTTTGTGGTGCAAACACAATTCGGCGGTACGAGCGTCAAATTTTTTATCATTTCCTAATCTATCATCCTGCGCCCACGTTCTAAAAGTTGCACGAGCAATACCATGCATGGTTGCTCTAACCTCATGTTCAAGAAGACGCCCCTGCTCCTCATCGAGCCACTTTGTAGGCAAATCAGCTACGACGTTTGAGAACATGGTGTCCGTCATCAATCTTCCATACCGATTAGGAAACATCAATTCTTGCCCTTCTTCTCGCCGAAGAGTTTTTAAAAACTCGATCACTTCGTCTGCCAGAGGAACAACCAACCCTCCGTTACTCTTCATTTTTAATTGGCTCGGCGGAATATCCCAAACTCTCTTATCCAGATCTATCTGGCTCCACTTCGCCTCCCTTGCGGTTTGTGAGCGTGTAGCTGTTAGAACTGCGAAAAAAGCACACCTTCTAGCGTTTGAGTCTTTAAAGTGTTCATGCAACTCTTTCATAAAAAGAGGTAAATCCTGCACAGAAATTGCTCCTCTGTTAGTGGGTGCATAACGCTCGGTAGGTAATAAGTATTTCAGCGCGCCCGTCCTATCTGCAGGATTGTCGTGAGAATATAGGCTTTTTGCCTTGGCCCAATCAAAAATCCTTTTCGTTAGCTGGATTACTCTCTGCACGGTTTCCGGCTTATCCCAACAGCGAACAGCAATTCTAGCCACGTCCTCGCAAGTGATCTCTTTAAATTTCAAATCCCCAAGAACCGGAAGGACGTGATTTTTCATTCTTGACAAATAAACTCTATGGGCCTTATCTAACTCTTGCCAATTACCGACCTCCAGATTCCATGCCTCATATTGTGAGGCGACATCAGAAAATGAAAGATTAATCTCTGGCGGAGTCTTATCTTCTTTTTTCTTCTCGAGGCAGGCAATAAATTCGGAATCGGATAAAAGATTTAACCTTGCTGCCTCTTTTCTTGCTTGAATGAGCGAAACCTTTCTTAGACCGCCTATTCCTAGGTCATACCGTTTTCCTTTTAAGTATCTACGGAAGACCCATGACGAATATTTACCGCGCTTTCTTAGAAACAAGCCATCTGATTTTTGATCAAAATACAAACCATCCTCTTGAAGGGATTCCAGATAAGTCTGGGAAATTCGCTCAGGTAATTTTCGGCCTTTCATTTTTCCACCCGTTTTTCCACCCGTTTTTATTACTTAGTTTTTGTGGTTTTTAGTTTAATTTGTCGAGGTAGATTTTTCTACAGGCAAAATAAAAGCCCCGGATTTATTGATTTCTTAGGCTTTTTTAGTCCGATTTAGTTTGAGTTAGTTCGGTCTGTCTTTTATGGAGATTGGTGGCCCCAACTGGACTTGAACCAGTGACCAATCGATTATGAGTCGACTGCTCTAACCAACTGAGCTATGGGGCCTAATGATGAAGAGATCACCATTGTGCAGAAGTGCAATTCTATCAGAACTTCTAATGATTCGTTTTTAACCTTTCCTTCTCAAAAGACTGAGGCGTTGTCATAAATAGAATTAAGAAGGTGGTGGCCCCAACTGGAACAGGATTATTATTAAAAATCAATGGCAAATTTTTGAGACACGTACAAAAAAAGTATATTTTTCATGTTTTCGAGTGCTATTTCAAACGTGTCTCAGGTTGATCCGGAGAGGATCTCCAGAGACCCTCTCAAAATAGCACATTAGATGTTATTTGCGACAGCAACACTTTTTCTCGTCAAAGTATTTTCGCTCCATCACTTCGCCCTGCTTACCGATGTTGAACGAGTCGATCGGACGGTGGTACCCCATCACCCTCGTCCACACTTCACATCTGGTCCTGTCGCTGTTCTTGATACCGTACTTCTGTAATTCGTTCTCCATTTTTCCTCCTCCTGCTATTTATCGCCGGCGCCGCTATTTCCAGCTAAGTGCCCTTCTACAGTAGTCAATAGCCGATCTTGCTTCAAGAAGTAGCTGTCTACCCTCTTGTTCCAATCGGAGGCATTGAACTGAGTCTCGAGCTGCAGTGGTTTTAGCTCTATTTTCGAGGATGTTGATTCGGTTGCGCATCCGCTCAACATCATTACGAGCGCTAGATTCAGCGATACGGAGCTCTGCCAGAGCAATCGCCTGATTTTTGTATTGCGTTTCATAATTCTGAACCGTTGCTATCAGTTGGGAAATTTGAGATCGAGCATTTTTTAATTGCTCCGAGTTGTGCCCTTGATTCAGGCCGAAAAAATAAGCGCCAAGCACGATTAACGCACCGGCGCCATATTTGAAAATCGATAACGGGTTCACATTAGGTCTACCTCCTCCTTTCTTCGGTTCAACAGGCCCGGAACTGTTTTCATGTCCGGAGTCCCGTCTGGCCTCCGTTTGATCGATCCATCCGGATTGAGCTGTTTCTGTTTAGAGAACGATAGAAAACCTTTTTTTGCTTTCTCCAAATCTCCGGCATTCAAATACTGCAGTGTGTGAGATTTGGCCACTGCAGGAACTCCGAGGTTAAAGGCCAGATCAAGGAGTGCGATGTATTGTCCTCGCGTCAATCTGCAGGTTACATAAGGCGCCAAGTCTTCGGCGTGATCTTCTAAATCGTCCCGGAGAAACCTTTCGGCCTGCAGAAGCGAAATAACCTGACCCGGACGAACGCCTTTCGTGTGACCATATCCGATGGTCCACGTTCCGGCAGTGCACTTATAGGCCTTAAGACTCAGCCCTTCCCATTTCTTAACAAAATTCTCAGCAATGATGGGATTCCATTGTGAGAACGGTAGTTTCTGCTCTGTCATTTGTTATGTAGTCCTTTCAAAGTTGCCATCTCCAGCCTGATCGCTGTCAGTTCATGACGTATTTCAGCTATCGCCGTCAGGTTGTTTGAGTTCTCTGCGACTCGCTTTGTGAGATTGTCGATTTCAACGCGCTGCGTCTCTGTCTCGGTTTCCAATTCGCTGATCCGCGCCTTTTGAGAGTCGATTGTGAAAAGAGCTAGTTGGCTCTCTGTCAAGGCTCCGGCAATATAAAAAGCTGACATCAAAATCAGCTTAATAGTTCCGTTAAGGACGCTTCTAGGCGTCACTGTGATTTCACGTTTGCTCATCATCTTTTTTCCTCCCTTCGTTCTTTGAGGAGTCCAAAAAAATGATCTTGAGACGTCCGACAAGCAGTCCATACAGAACGTTCATCAGCCTCGTTCCGTAAAATGAGGCGATTCCGGTAAGTGCTGCAATCCATTCTTCAGGAATGTCCGTGACTTTAAGAAGCAAAAACACTACAACGCCGGCAATGGCTGACGTGGCAACCTCAACAATGTATCGATAGAACATAAATTTCCTTTCCCCTTTCACGTACGGCATTGCCGCTCCGGCCAGCGAACTGACAAATCCGAGTGCGAATGAAATCAGGGACAATGCCGTCATGAATTCGTCAAATTTCTGCGGGTCTTTCATTCCCGCCTCCTTGAAATTATTCGTTTGCTAGAACTTCTTCCTCAATGGGCCATTCGACCTCGTAGGGATAACCGCTCTGCTGATAAACCTGCTGCAGCGCTGCAGTCAGTTTTGCTTTTTGTTCTTCATCTAAGTCTGTCCGGGTCTTAACTGCCTCGATTCTCTTTTTGATTTCGTCAGACACCTGAGAGGCTTTCCAGTATTTATGAGCCGTTTTTGCGACTGCAGGAGGCTCCGGCCAAACAATGCTTTCCGGAAAAGTTTGAGTCTGCGGAATATCTCGGAGCGCCTGTCGATACTCGAGAACCTGATCGCGCTCCTCGGATGTGATGGGATAGTCGTTCACAACGAGATAATCGGTCATCGTCAGGTAATAGTCTCTCGTAGAACGTGCCGCCGCTTCCTTTTGAGCTTTCTTCTCTGCTTCGGTAGGCTCCGGAATCGCCTCAACTGTTGTGGCGATTTTGTCTCCGTTTTTATCGTTTACTGCTACCTCTCTGAAGTGCTCTGGATCGTTCTTTACATATTCAGTTAGCAGAGAGCGGAGCATGTGGTTATGCAGTGTCCGGCTCTTGTGCGGAATTTCAACACCGACAAAATCAGCTGCAGACTGCGGGAACGGGATTTCATCCCACCCGGAGTTTTCATCGCCCACTGTTTTAATTTTGTAGAAAAATTTCGGCTTGAGGGCGGGCTTTACCAGCGTACAGCGGGGCGGCATCAAGTACGACCTGGGACGCTTTGGATTGACCTGCGCAATGTGCGTGTCCTCGAAATATCCGTCCTCATCATAGACAAACACTGTTTTAACTAATTTTTCAACTTTTTTAGACATGCTGACTCCCAAAGAAATCCGGGCTTTAAAGCCCAAAAGTAAGCGCTATCAAATAACAGACTCTCCCGGACTCGCGCTCAGAGTCCAGGTATCCGGTGTTAAATCGTGGGTTTTTAGGTTTTCCAGAAACGGCCGCGTTACAGATCAGACAATTGGTCACTGGCCTGAAATATCATTGCTGCAAGCCCGGGCCATCGTCCGTAAGAAACAGAGAGAACTCGAGATCGAGCCTACCGGTTCTTTTACAGTTCGCGATGCATTCAAGTTCTGGTGCACAAAAAAGAAGGGCCGGATCCTCAGTTACAGAGATGAACGGCTTCGACTGGAGAAATACATCATTTCGAAAATCGGCTCTAGGCAATTAGATTCCATAACGCCGCCAATGATCATCAGACTCATGGAGCCGCTGGAAGAAGAAGGAAAAGCCTCCACAATTAAAAGACTCCTCATGCGTACCCGGGAAATTTTTGATATGACGGTCAACGCCGGGTACCTTGCCTCAAACCCTTTATCCAAAATAACTAAAGTGTTTCCAGTCCCGGCGGTCACCCACATGCCGGCGGTAGATTGGAAAGAATTGCCTATCGTTCTCTCGCAACTGGAAAAACTCGCTCCTCAAAAATATCGAGTGTTGTTCTATTTTTCACTGGCTACCCTGCTGCGCCCCAAAGAGGTCATTTCCATCCGAACAGAATGGATCACCGACGAGGCAATCACTATTCCGGCCGAAAAAATGAAAATGAAGCGGATTCACCGAATCCCGATGACGCCCTACCTAGCTTCTCTTATAGAGGCGGCTAAAAATATGCGGAAAAACAAGCGCAGTCCTTTCCTGTTCCCTGCGTCGTATGCCAACAAACCCATCAGCAGCCAGGCCCTAGCCAAGTGGATGCATGAGCAGAAAGAGTTTTCAAACAGGCTCGTTCCTCACGGCCTGCGAACAATCGGACGATCTTGGTTTGCCGACCATGAAATCCCGTTTGAAGTTGCGGAAGCCTGTCTTGCACATGTTGTCGGTTCCCAGGTTGTCCGGGCCTACCAGCGCGGTGATTATTTCGCCGCACGACAAAAAATAATGCCGAAATGGCATGCATATATTCAGCACTGTGCTCAGTGTGCCAAGGTTTTAAATACACCCTCAGATAATTCGGGTTCTGAAGCAACGTAATTTATTTCAGTTAGGCTGTGCTTAGCACTGCATAAACACAAGCTCCAAATCAACAAAATTTGGAGCCTCCCTGGCCAAAATCTCTGTCCCGAATAT